TCAGGATTCCAGGGCCTTCAGTCCTTCGATCACAAGGCGGGGGCCTCCGACCGTCACCCGAAGGCATCCACGCATAGCGTCTTGCGAAAATCCGACCATCGTGGCGCCGCGAACGAAACACGCTTCGCGGAAGGCCTCCAGGCGTTCCTCCAGGTCCCCAGGGGAGAACGGCCCCAGGCCCAGGCCCTGGGCCATCGCCTTCGTGATCGTTAAGGTTTCGAGGGCTTCGACGTTGAAGGGATCGCCCATCGGCCCAGTCATACCCGAACCTCCCAGGGGCCGTACTTCCATCCGCTTTCGACGGGGCGGGCCTCTATCACCCACCAGGGGCCGCTTACCGGCGTCGGGTCCAGGTATTCGAGGGTCAGACCCCAGGCGCCCCCGTCCTTCGCGCGGGCGAACTTCACCCGGCACTTCAGTCCGTCCACGGCGACCGGCTGGCCGGGGTGGAAAGGGGCGTCTTCGATCAGGGCCACGGGATAGAGCGGGGCGGCTAGGATCGCCACGGAGTCCAGCGCCCCCTGGGCCTCCCCGAACAGGCCCAGGCCCTCCTGGGTCGAGCGGCGCCCCATTACGCGGCCTTCCTTTCCGTGGCCTGGAGAATCGCCTGGCCCGCCTCCGTGACGTGGAAGGCGCCCGCGCGGAAGACGATCCACCGGCGGGCGGCCAGGGCGAAGGCGTGGCCGCGATCCACGTCCTGGCCGTCCAGCGCGTACCCGCCCTTCCCGTTCGGACGAAGCGTCTCCCCGGCGGCGATCTTCGCCAGGAGGTCCCTCACGCGGCCAGCCTTCCGGTTTCCGCGTTCGCCCAGCCCTGGGCCGTCTTCACAATCTCCAGCCCCCGCGTGGCCGTCACGCCCAGCGCCTGGCCGATGGCCGTGGTCTGGTGTCCTTCGGCGCGCATTCGGACGGCCAGGGCGTAGCGGGGATTGCGCGCCTGGATGGCGTCCAGGACTTGGCGCGCTTCGTCGTAGGTTTCGAGTCGGCGCGCGAAGTCGAGGGAGCGTGGGTCCTTCAGGGCGTCGGCGTAGGTTGTGCCGTCTTCGTCCCCAGGGATCGCGTCGTCCGTGCTAAGGTGCCACCGGCGGGCCGTCTTGTCGAAGAGGTCGATCCCTTCGCGCTTCAGGACGGTATTGACGAAGGCGCCCTGGTCCATGCGCGGATCGTCCTGGAGCCCCAGGGCTTTCAGGACCAACTCCTGGCGGCAATCCTCCCGTTCGGCCCGGTTCGTGAAAAGGCGGTTCGCCACCTGGGCGGCCAGGGCTTCGACTTCGCGAAGCGGGATCATTCGTGGACCCCCATCGCATCCATCAGGCCGCCCAGGCGGAAGACGGAAAGGCATCGGGCCACCTTGTCGTCCGAGAAGTGGATATCGAAGGCGGGAAATCCGCACTCCGAAGGGAGGATCGTCTGGCCGTCCCGAAGGATGCGGACTTCAACGTGGGTGTATTCCTCCAGCGGGAGGCCGTCCTTCGCGGGGTAGGCGGCGAAGTCGATTCCGGCCTGTACGTCGAGTTCGAGGGCGCCCGCCTTCAGGGGCGGCCGCACGGGGCTATCGGTGGTCATTGCGTGTACCGTTCGGATCGTCCCGGCCTAGTGGTGGTCGGCTGGGACTCCTGAATTGTAGCACTGGAGTTCTGGAAATCAGAACAACGAAGGCCCCGGCGAGAAGATTGCGGTCGGTTCCGCAATCCTGGGGCCAGGGCCTACCGGTCTTCCCCGAACAGGCGAAGGCGGATCAGTTCCGAGAGGGAACGGCCACTCTTGTCGGCTTCGGCCTGGAGGGATCGAAGCTGGTCCGGCCGGACGCGAACCGGCGGAAGCACGGCGTCACGCGAGTCGGATTCCACCGCTTCGATCACGCGGGCCAGCTTGCGCTGGTCGGCGGCGGGGATCGTTTTGAAAAGGGTCGTTTCGACGGCCTGGGCGGCGATCCTAGACGCCTTCTTCGCCTTCAGGTCTTCCCGGCTGGAGCGCTTCGCCTTCGCGGCGTCCCCGGCCAGATCGGGGAAGCGGCGAAGGATCACGTCGAGGGCGGCGTCTACGGCTTCCACTAGGGAGAGTGTAGCGCCGGGTTCGGCCGTCACCATAGCCCCAGCTTCGCGGCCCACGCGTGGGAGACACCCGACGCGCGAAGCTGGGTCGCCAGGTCGTCGCTAGGGCGGCCCTGGAGTTCGAGGATAGCGTAGAAGACGGGCGAATCCGCTAGGCTATCCCGGCGGGATCGGGGGAGGGCCTTGACGCCCAGCGCCTGGGCGACGGATCGCCCGTGGTCCTTCGCTTGCGCCTCCGTGGAGAAGACGAAGAAGCCGGACGGGCCGCGCTTCATCGCGCAACCTCCAGGCCCAGGAGCATCGCCTTCATGGCGTCCAGCATCGCGTTAGTTTGCAGGACGACCACGCCGGTAGAACCGAGGTAGACCGTCACCAAGGCCGGAAGCTGGGTCCCGGATAGGTCCACCATCCCGAAGGGCGTGTTTCGCGGGTGGGTCGGCCACTCCAAGGTTTCGTGGGTCACGATCGGGACCAGCTTCCCGGCGCTGACCTTCTTAACCGCGTCCATGACGGCGGCCAGCGCCTTAAAGTCGGCCACCACGACGCCGAGCGCGTGGTGAAGGGCCTTCTGTTCGTTCGTCCGGTCGCCCGCCGGAACGTCGCAAAGGTCGCGGTATGCGTGGCGAACGGCGGCGAAGTCGAAGAGGTTCGTGGTGTCGATCACTCATTTAATGTATCACAGTGTTATACAAAAAATCAAGTCCGGCGGCGGCTATTTCCGGGGAGGTTCCGGCGACCGTTTCGCGGCGTCCATCATGCCGACCGCGCTGGCGGCGTCGGCCCCGAAGAAGGTCGTGTAATGGCCGAAGGTCGTCTGGACGTTCTCGTGACCCATAAGGGACTGAAGGACGTGGGGAGGGACGCCCGCGTTCGCCAGCGTGGTCCCGAATGTCCGGCGAAGGTCGTGGAGGCTGAAGTGAGGGAGCTTCGCCTTCGTGAGAATCGCGGAAAGGGCGCGCTGGACGTTGCGTTCCATCATGGGCGTCCCGGTTTCGGTCGTGAAGACCAGTTCGCCCGTCTTCAGGGCGACGGCGCGCTGGAGGGCCTGGAGGGCGTCCGAGTTCAATGGGATCGTCCGGCGGGCGCGATCCGTCTTCAGGGGCGCCATCGTCCATTCGCCTCCCGGCGTCCAGTCCACGCGGCGGCGAACCGCCAGGGTGGGGAGCGGCTTCGCGGCGCGGTCCACGTCGTCCCACTCCAGCCCCAGGGCCTCCGATATGCGAAGGCCCGTCGAAAGGATAACGAGCAGGATCGGCGCGTAGCGGCTTCGGTCGGCCTTCAGGGCGTCCAGAAGGGCCTGAAGCTGGTCGGGGTCCATCGCCCGTTCCCGACGCGTGGCCGCCTTCGGGCGCTCCGTGGCATCCACCGGGTTCGAGAGGATCAGCTTCTGGAGTACGGCCACGTTCAGGGCGCGGCGAAGCACGACCCGGACAAGCTGGATCGTGGCGGGCGCCAGGGCGCGGCGAGTCGTGGCCGCCTTTCCGTCCGGCCCGGCGGCGACCACCGGCTGGCGAAGGTCGTTCAGGGCCTTCTGAACGTCCGTGGGCTTCAGGGCCTGGAGCTTCAGGCCCCCGAAGGCGGGTTTCATGTAGAGCCGGACAAGCTGTTCGTACTGGCGGTAGGTCTTCGTCGCCCGGTTCGGCTTCACGGCCGTCTCCAGCCAGCGGTCCAGGTAAACGCCCAGGGTCGTGTCGCGGTCGAGCTTCGAGAGAACTTCCCCGCGCTGGTCCAGTTCGGCCTGGGCGGCCTTCACCTTCGCGCGGAGTTCCTTCTGGGTCTTCGCCTTTCGGACGATGGACTTCCCATCGACCTTCAGGCGCCAGGCGAACAGGTCGCCTTCCATGTAGTAGGTCCCTTCGCCCCGTCCGCGAAGGGTCGTCTTCGGTTTCGCCATGTTCTCTTTTTCAGGTCAGAAGGTGAACTTTCGTTCGCCTTTCCCGACACCGGAAGGATGGCACAAGCGGGAGGCGGGGCACAACAGGCAGAGGGCGCAAGGACCCACCGAGCAGGACACGGACGCGACTTCAGGTTCGAGTCCCTGGAAATGGAAGCGGATAGAGGGGCCTTCCGGCACGGCGTCGAGAGGGAGCGGGTCGTTCAGGAGGTCGTCAGAGGCGACCCTTTCAAGTACGGGGAGCATTTCGTGTTTTCCGAACGTGAGCAAGGGCGACGATGCCAATTCATTAGACTCTAACAAAAGGGCCGGGCGAGATTATCCCGGCCTTATTGCGATCTAAGACGCAAACAGGTAAACAAGGTTCTACCTTTTTTCAGGCGCCTCCGAACTCTTGACGAATGAGGTCACTTTAAGGGTGGCCCTTATTTTCGTGTACTAACCTCTATGGGGAAGCCGGAACGGGGCCAGGACCCGAAGGAGCCAGGAGCCCACGCGGCACGTCCAGGGGCGCGCGGCCTTCGCCTGGGCCTCCAGGGCGGCGGCCAGGCGATTCAGGGCCTCCTGGCGCTGGCGGCGCGCGGCGGTGGTCCAGACGGTCGCACGGAGCCCGTTGGGGCGCGTCACGCGCTGGCCCGAGTCGATCACAAGGCCCTCCCGGACCAGTTCCGTGATCCGGGCGCGGACGGTGGACGCGGGGACGCCCAGGAGCCCGGCCAGGGCGCGGGAGGTCATGCCGACCGGCGTGGCGTCGAGGGCCTGAAGGACGGCCCAGCGGGTGGTTTTGGTGGTGGTGTTCATCGCGTGTACCTGAAATGCGAAGGGCGGCCCGAAGGCCGCCCGTTGGTCCCTTACTCGTCTGCGAAGGGGTCGTACTCTTCCGTCTGGGGTGGACTAGCAGGGCGCCCGCCGGAGGGTCGGCCGGACGGCTGGTCGCCACGGGTCGAGGACTCGCCCTGGTCGTCGCGGGGCTTGTCGAGAAGGGACACGTTGTCCGCGACCACTTCGACAATCTCCCGATTGTTCCCGTCCTTGTCCGTGTACTTGCGCGTCTCCAGGCGGCCGTCCACGGACACCAGGCGACCCTTCCCGCCGTAGTTGTTCAGGTAGTCGGCGCCCTGGTTCCAGACCTTGCACCGGAAGAAGTCGGCGGTCGGCTGGCTGGGGTCCTGGGGCTTGATCCGCTTGTCCACGGCGATGGTGAACTCAGCGACGTTCTTGCCGGTGTTCGTGGTCCGAAGTTCGGGGTCGCGGACCAGGCGACCGATAAGGGCTACTCGATTCAGGCTCATTGTTCTTTTGGGTTCAGGCCAGGCTAAGGGCCATCTGGAGAAGGCGGAAGGCGAAGACGACGAGGGAAGCGGCGACCAGGGCGGGCGTCAGGGCGACGTGGAACCCGACCAGCGGGGCGCCGACGACGATCAGGAGCGCCCAGAAACACGCGGGGGCGACCACCCACCGGAACGCGAACCAGACGAGCGCACCGGCGACCAGGGCGGCGATAACGAGGGCGGCCAGGATCGTCACGACGACGGAAGCCAGACCGGAGGCCGTCCGGCGAAGGACGGGGCGAAGCGTGTTCACGGGGACCACCTACGCGGAAACCCCCGTCTGGATTGTGGGTTTGTCGAAGGCTTCGACCACGCGGAAGCCCACGTCTTCGGCCGCCTTCGGATTCTCCAGGAGGTTTCGCTTCACGGCGTTCGGGAGCTTCGATACCTGGAACGTCTCCGTGACCTTCAGGGCGGAAGGGAAGACCCTCCTGGCGTACTTCAGGACCTGGGCTTCGTCCGCGACTTCGAGCTTCGCGGGCTGGCGCTTCAGGGCCACGGAGCCCCAGGGGGTGGCCCAAGTCCGGCCGTCGCCCGTCAGCTTCGAGGCGGCGAAGTTCGCCAGGTCCTTCAGGTAGGCGCCGTCTAGCCAGTCCAGTCCCTTGCGAGTCCGGGTTTCGATCCGTTCGCAGTTCGCCACGACGGCCAGGGCCTGGACGTAATCCGGGTTCGACTTCAGCGCCGCCAGGGCTTCGCGTTCCATGCGGTCCAGGGCCTCCTGGGCCACTATGGCCGCGTCCACGGCGATCTTCAGCCCGGCGTGAAGGCGGCCGTACTTCTTCAGGACCCAGGCGGCCAGGCCATCGTCCATGACGCCCGAACAGGCGACTTCGAGAGGGACGGCGGCGCCGACCACTTCACCGGTATCGAGGTCCACGACCAGACCTTCTTCGGTGGTTTCCGTGCGCCGGTTCATGACTTCGTGGCAAGGGCATTTCGGGCCTTCGCAGTCCGAACAGTTAGGTTCGTATCCAAGAGATTCGGGATTCGGTTGGGTGGTGTTCATGCGTGTACGTTCAGGTCGGGGGTAGGAAGGCCCACGGCGCCCCGCAGGGCGCGCGTCTGGCCGTCCACCCAGGCGCGGACGGAAGCGGTTTCGATCTTCACGCGGGCGCCGTCAATCCGGGTCGAAAAGTCCCCGCTGGCTATGCGCGCTTCCACGAACTCACGTCCCCGCGCCAGGAGGTCCTGGCACTGGGGAATGGTCAGCCAGGGGCGGTCTTTCAGGGGCGTCTGGTTCTTCGCCATCCTTCAGTTCTCCAAGGGCGGCCAGCGTCCCCTTTCGGACCATCGCTTCCACGGCGACGGTCTTCATCCAGTCTTCGCTTCCCGTGGCCGGGGACCGGAAGAGGGCGTTCCCGCTTCGGTCCCGGCGCACGACTACGATCACGCGTCCAAGCGAGTCGCGGAAGGCTTGACAGGGGACTATCTGGCCGTGGTCCCTAGCCCGCGCCACCGACTCCGGCGGCTTCGGGGAAGGCGTCCTTGATCGCCTTCATAAGCGGTTCGCCCGTCAGTTCCTGATCGGCCTGGCGCGCTTTGGCGAGGGCGGAAGTCAGGAACGTGTCCAGTTCGTCGTAGTTCGCCACGCCTTCCGCCTTCGCGGTGACGGCGAACTCGCGGGGCGAAATCCCGGCGCCCTTGCATCGCGCCACGTAGGCCGCCTGTTCGTCGGCCGCCAGCTTCAGGCCGACCAGGAAGGCGCTTCCGGGATGGAGTTCGGCCTTCGCCTCCGAGACGGGGGGCTGGACCGGAGGCTGGGCGGGGCGCTGGCGTTCCTCCGGCTGGCGCTGGTCGGGCGCCGCGTCGTCCACCCGAGCGGAGGCGGGCGGAATGTAGGTCGCCTGTTCCGGCGCGCTGTCCAGCCATTTCAGGAGGACTTCGCCATCCTTCGGCGTGATCTTGAAGACCCGATCCCGGAAGAGGCCCGTGCGGTCCTTCGACATCTTCGCGGTGTTGTCCATCGCGATATTCAGGACCGTCGTGAACTCGTATTCCACGTCAGGCTCCTGGATCGCGGCCAGGCCGACCTTCGTGACCTTCCCGTTCTCCTGGGCGTACTCCGACTTCGAGCGCATACACGCGATGATGTGGATTCGACTCTGAAGGATCGCGTCCTTCAGTTCGTCGGCTTCCGCCTTGACCGGCCCCCAGTTCGTGTACTGGTTCTGGCGCCCGCCCCGGCTGTCCAGCTTTTCCTTCTTGTCCAGGAGGTACTTCCAGGCGTGGCTGAAGCTGTCGATGATCAGGACCTTATAGCCCGCGTCTTCGGCCGCCCGGATCGCTTCGATGTACTTGGCGGGGGCGAACGGCGGTTCCACGTCCACCACGTCGAAATCCGCGCGGTGGGAGTAGAGGGAGGCGGAACCGTTCTCCGTGTCGAGGACGGCGATAGGGCCGCCACCGGCCAGCCCCTTCGCGAGTTCGAGGGCGGAATAGGTCTTCCCGGCGCCGGAGGGACCCGTCAGGGCCAACTTCAGGAAGACGCGCTTCCTGGAGGCCTTCTGGAACGTCACGGCCATGTTAGGCGGCCCTCCGGGTCACGACGTTGACGGTGGGCCATTCCCAGACCTTCGTCATGGTGAACGCCACTTGCGGCGAGTAATCCTGAATCGGGTCGTAATCGGGCCAGTCCACGTCCAGGAGGTCGGCGCCGATCTTTTCGCGGATCGCGCCGGTGATCGCGTCTTCATAGTCGCGGGCGTTGAAATCGTCCGGGAAGACGATCAGGACGGCCGTCTTCGGGCCGGGCGCCAGTTCCCCGTCCTTCATTTCGAGGGATCGTTCCCAGGAGAGGGTCAGCGGGGGAACGTCCAGCGTTCCGTCCATCGTCGCGCCGGTAATCATGGCGTCGAGGGCCTGGCCGACCAGCGTGGCGGAAACGTCCGCGATGCGCTGGCGCTCATTCTCGCGGCAGAAGGCCAGGTCCAGGTCCAGCATCGACTTCGCCCGTTCGTCGGCCAGTTCGGGGTGGATGCCGCCCGCCAGGCAAGCCTGGGCGTACGTTCGGTAGAGAGAGAGCCGGGTTTCCGGCGGGAAGGTCATGTCTCGCGTGTCCATTGTTCCTTCGCCCCAGTCCGTGGTGAAACTTGGGGCTACCCGAACATTGTATCACGGAGTTCTGAAAATAAGAACACTTTCCAGAACGTCGAGGCCGAAAGTCCTGAATTGCGACCAGGACGACAATTTTGTGGAACGTCGGGAAAAACGCGGTCGGGCGCGGATCAGCCGGGCATCTTCGCCAGGTCTTCCGTCGTCAGCCCCAGTTCGCGGTCCATCTGGAGCGTGAGGCCGTCGCGGTTGCGCTGGAGTTCGACCACGATCCCGACCAGTCTCCAGGAGTCCCTGGGTTCCGCCTGGCCTTCCGCAAGGGGAACGGGCCGCGCGGACGTCCCTAATCCCTTGATCACGTACACGTCGCACGATTCCCCCGTGTCGATCATCGCCAGCGTGTCGGGAAATGGGAAATCGGCCGGGACGACCAGGAGCCAGTCCCCGCGTCTTAGACAGCACTCCCCGAGGTCGTGGGAATACTGGCGATACTGGGCGCCGGGAGGCAAGTCGAACCCGACCTTAGCGGCGCGTTCGCCCTGTTTCGCGCTTCGACAGTCCTTTGCCGGGAGCCTCCCCATGATCGGGACGGGAGCCCCGGCCGGGAGGGGCTGGCCCGAGACGGGCGGGAGGTCGTCCTGGCCGTCGAAAAACCATTCCAGGGGAATACTCCAGACCTTCGCCAGCGGTGTCAGATACTCGCGCGTAGGAACCGCCCGGCCCCGCTCATAAGATTGCGCCCGCCCCTTGCGTTCGCCTAGCGAAACCTCGTCACAGCGGTCCTGCGACCAGCCCATAAGGACGCGCGCCCGCCTGAATTTCTCCCTCGCTTCGATCATTACCGTCGTTTCCCCCATCGTTTTACACCCTCCCGTCCCGCACGGTTCGCCCGTCGATGTTGCGACGTTGGCGGCAATTTCCAGAACCTTTGTTCTGATTTTCAGAACCGTGGGCTACATTCTACAGCGTGATTCCTGAAGGCGACGGCGCACTGGGGACCTTTGGCCGGAACCCGGCAATAGGTCCTAGGACGCCCTTCCCTGGGGTCACAAATAGGAAAGGGGCCAGCGGCACCACCCGCTAAGCCCCGAATGACCATCGTTTGCACAACGGTACACGCAATCGGAACTATACCACGGTTCCGCTCCGAGTGCAAGCGGCGGTCTTCCGTAACCGGACGAGACGCCATGAACCACGACGAAAGACCCACCCTGACGCTAGTCGAGGGCGGCGGCCAGGGACCCACCACCCCCGGCCCCGTTCTCCTGATGCTGGTGAACCTCCAGCCCGACACCCCGGCCGATGCCGCCTAAGGGCGCGGCCGTTCCCGCCCTTCCCGAAGGCGCCCGAGGCGACCGAATCCTGATCCTGGGTTCGGTCCTTCGGGATCGCACGGGCGCCCAGTGGGTCGTCCAGCGGATCACGAAGTCCTTCGCCTGGGTCCACACCCACCCGACGCCCCCGAACGAAGACGCCATCCCGTTTTCGTGGGCCGTGGTGAACGGCCTGGAGGTCGTCGCCCACGCGTCCCAGCACTCCCCGAAGGGTCCCACCGCTTGACACTCAAAGAAGCCAGATCGCTACTCGCCACCCGCCAGCGCAACCGAAAGGAGACGCTGGCCCTGATCGAACAGACCCCCGACTTCCAGGGCTTCCGCGACCAGCTTGCGGAAGTGGAGGCGGAAATCCATATCCTGAAGGCCTTCCTGGCCGCCCAGGCGCCGAAGCTGGTCGTCGGCGTGGACCCCGCGATGGCCGCCAGCGGCTTCGCCTTCCGAGGGAAGGACGGCGGTATCCATTTCGGACGCCTGGACGGGATCGAGAACCTTTCCAGCGGGAACGCCCTGAAGGTGGCCGCGAAGCATTCGCCCGGCGACAAGGCGCCCGTTTACCTCCTGATCGAGTACCCGACCTGGAAGGGCCACGGCGCGGAAACGATCCGGGCGGCCGCGAACGCCTGGATTCGAGCCTTCAGGGCCGCCTTCCCCCGGCGCGTCCGGCTTATGAAGCTGACTCCCCAGACCTGGATGGCCCGGATGATTCCCGGCTGGGGGAAGATGGATTCCAAGAAGGGGGAACACCCTAGGGACCTTTACCGGCCCCTGGCCGTGGGCCTGGTCGGGGACCCGTTACTGGCCGACCTTGACGAGAACGCGGCGGCGGCGGTCTGCCTCCAGACGCTGGCGGAACGCCTGATCGCGTCCGGCGAGTGGGGCCAGGACCTTCGGAAGACGAAGAAGGCGGCGAAGTCGTGACCGCGACCCTGGAGGCGCCCGAGGCCCCGGCCGTGGCCTTCAACGTGGACGACTTCCCCTGGTTCCCGGCCTACTCCGCGAAGTGGCTTCTTTCGCGTTCCGTCCGGCTTATGACCTTCGAGCAAAGGGGCATCTTCTGGGAGCTTCTTTGCATGGCCTGGAGAGACCAGGGTATCCCGGCCGACCTGGAGGACCTGGCGGCCCTGATCGGGTGCCCCCTGGACACGCTGGAAAAGGCGTGGAAGCGGATCGGCCCCCAGTTCGCACCGAAGGACGGCGACCCTTCGACGCTGGTCAACCCGAACCAGGAGGCGATCCGCGCCGAGCAGATGGCGAAGTTCGCCCGCGCTTCCGCCAAAGGGAAGGCGGCCGTCGCGGCGCGGGAGGCGAAGCGCGCATCCACCGGATCATCCACGGGCGATCCACAGGATGATCCTGCGGTTAACCATAGAGAAGGAGAAGGAGAAGGAGAGAAGAAGAAAGAGAAGAAACCCAGCACTTCGCCCAGTGACGCGGCCAAAGCCCTCTATGACGGTCTGACGACCGACCAACGGGTTAAGGAGGTCTGGGACGCCATCGTGGACAACTTCACGATGCGGAAGGAAAAGAAGTTCGGCCAGCTTGCGCCGACCACCCTGGCCGCACGGGCGAAAGAGTACAAGGGCCTCCCCGTGGTCCAGCTTGTGGCCGCCCTGAACCACGCCACGGCCCAGGGCTACCAGGGCGTGTTCCCCGAGAAGTTCGCCCCGAAGGGCGGCCCGGCCCTGAAGGTCGTGGACCAGGCGACCGTGGACGCCAACACCCAGGCCGCCGTCGAGGCCGCCAAGCGCCAACTGTTCGGCTAGACGCAACCCATGAACGATAACCTAAACATTCGTAGAAACTACTCCGTCGAGGCGGAAATGTCCGTCCTGGGGGCGATGCTCCTGGACGGCGGCGCGGCCCAACAGATGGCCGGGACCCTGAAGCCCGAACACTTCTACCGGCCGGGACACCGGACGATCTACGCCGCGATGCTGGCCCTGGTCGAAGGGAACGCCCCCGTGGACTTCACGACCCTTCGAGCCACGCTGGGCGACAAGCTGGGCGACGTGGGCGGCATGGCCTACCTCCAGGAACTGGACCTGTACGTCCCCAGCGCGTCGAACTGCGGCCACTACGCGGAAATCGTGAAGAAGGAATGGACCCGGCGCGACCTGGAGGCGCGGGCGCGGCGCCTCCTGGCGTTGACCCAGGACCCGGAGGCCAGCATGGACGACGTGAAGGCCTACCTTCACGCCTTCGAGCAGATGCCCACGGCCACGGCGGACCCCTTCGTCCTGATCGGGGACGTGGAAATCGGGGAAGAGAACGGCGGCGTGTCCACCGGCTGGCAGGAACTGGACCTGATGAACGATATCGGGGGCTATCCCGAGGGGCAAATGACGGTGGTCCGCGCCTATCACAAGGGCGGCAAATCGACCTTTAAGGCCTCCAGCGCCGTCCGGCTGGCGGAACGCGGCCTCCGGGTCGGCTACGCGGTCTTCGCGGACCTGAACCGCCAACAGTTCAAGCGGCGCGTTATGCGGCAACTGACGAAGTGGGGAAAGCGCCCCCTTCGCGACCTGAACGCGGCGGCCGACTTCGATGAAGCGCTCCAGAACGTCCTGGGCTGGGATATGTGGGTCTACGACGCGGCCGACCTGGACGACGGGACGGATATCGAGACGTTCGCGGCCTGGCTGAAGGCGGCCCACGCGAAGCACAAGTTCGACGTGTTCTTCCTGGACTACGCCCAGGAGATCACCAGCCGGGACCCGAAGGCCTTCAACGAAATCAGCGAAGCCAACATCGTCGCCCGCAAGGTGAACAACCTGGCCCGAAGGACCGGCCTTCCCCTGGTCGTCGGGTCCCAGATCACGGAGGGGAAGGACGGCGAGAAGGCGAAGACCAAGTACAGCCGCGCCTGGGAAGAGAAGGCGGGCTGGGTTATGACCCTGGAGCGGGAAGACCAGACCACGGTGAACCTGACTATCGACTATTCACGCTTCGGCGCCCAGGGGACGGCCCTGAAGTTCGACTGGGACAACGACCGGATTCTGGTCCGGCCGCGCGCCGCGTAAGGGGAGGACCTGGAGGGCGGCACCACACGCCCCCAGGTCCAGGGACGCAACGGAACACGCAAGAATGTACGACCTAAAGACGGACGAAGACCTGGCCCGAGCGGCCCAGGCGAAAGACAAGGGCGCCGAATCGGCCCTGATCGCGCGGTACTGGGACCTTTCGGGAATCCTGGCGAACGCCTTCCCGATCCGGGGATACGACCACGACGACCGCCAGGCCGAAGCCCTGGCCGGACTCCTGCGGGCCGTCCGGCGCTACGAGGACGGGCGCGGGACGAAGTTCAAGACGTTCGCCAAGCGGCTTATGCTGAACGCCCTTCGCGACCTTCACCGCGCGGCCCACGCGGTCGGGGAGGTTCCGCCCAGCGCGCTACGGAGCCTGGACGCGCCCCTGGGCGACGACGACGGGGACCTTAGCCTGGCCGACATGGTGGCCGGGGACGACGACGAACTGGGCGGGATCATGGACCGGGACGACGTTCGGACCCGCTGGGCGGCGGCCAGGGAATCGGCCTGGGACGCCCTGGTGGACGCGATCTTCGGGGAAGGCGACCTGACGGGCCTGAAGGCCCTCCTGGCCTTCGCGCGGGCCGCGATGCCAGGTCAGACCCACGCGGACCTTCAGGGCCTGGCGACGGGCCAGGAGAGCCTGGAGGGCGGCGCGTCGGTTCGTGAGTCGGACGAAGCCTGGGACATGGCCCGGAAGGTGTTCGACACCTACACGGACGCCCAGCGCCTGATCCTGGAGGGCATCGGCCAGGGCTACGACTACACCGAGCTTGCGGCGGCCCTGACGATCCGCTTCCACGGTTCGTTCCCCGGCCTCCGAATCCGGCCCGACCTTGTGGGCGCGCTGGTCCGCGATATGCGGGAGCGGGCGGGAATCCAGGAAGAGGCGACTCCCGAGCGACCCCAGGCGGCGGCCCCGGCCGTGCGCCGGACGCGCGCCCCGAAGGCCCAGGAGGACACGCTGGGCCTGTTCGCGGAAGCCGCGTAAGGGGGCGGGTGGAAACCAGGGATACGATTGTCGCGCGGATCAAGGCCGCCGAGACGCAACAGGCCGCCTACGAGGCGGCCCAGGCCCAGGTCCGTTCGGCGGGGCGGGCGGATTCGACGTTCTGGACCGCGCGGCAACTCGCGGTTCACCAGGCGAACCTGGCCGATTCCCGCCGGGCGCTGGCCCTGTTCGACGCGAACCCGGCCCTTTCCGCCGGACTGATCGACGCCACCCTGTCCCCCACCCTCGCGATCCCGTCCGCGCCCGGCGCGTTCACCCACTTCGTCAACGGGGCCAGCGGGAGCGACGTGAACGACGGCCTTTCGCGGGCGACCGCGTGGAGGACGCTGGAGAAGGCGATGGCGACCGTCCCCAGCGGCGCCGTGGTCGGCGTCGAGCCGGGCACCTACGCCCCGGTGTCCGTGTTCGACGGGTTCGGGACGTTCTACGCCCTGTGTCTTCACCGGGAGTTCGCGGCGCGTACGTGGTTCGTCGCGACGTCGGGGAAGGTCCGCGTCGTGTCCACCGGAGGCGACGGGCGCGTACTCTACGCCAGTAGCGCGTGGCTGTCCAAGAACGTCGCGCTTTCTGGCTTCGTGTTCGACGGCGGCGGCCTGAGCGGGGTCCAGACCACCGGTAGCGGGGTGGTGTTCCTCTCCAATCCCGCGTCCTGCCACGATATCGTCCTTCTGGACTGCGAGGTGATCGGCGCCTCTGGGCCGGGGAACGTTCGTCCCTGCATCCTGGTTCGGACGGACAACGGTGGCGCGAACATGGCGGCCGGGGGTTCGGGGACCTACTCCTGGACCGTCGCGCGGACGGTCATGCGCGACGGCGCGTACCCGTCCGTGCCCATCGTGAGCGAGAACGTGAACGCCGGGGCCGCCACCGGGATCGCGGCCGACTTCCGCTTCATCGGAGGCTCCTGGCGCTTCGCCAACGGGTCCGGCCCGATCTACGGCGACGGCTGGGTGTTCGACGGGCTGGACTCCTACGCCCCGAGCGGCCGGGCGCTCTGCCTGGGCATCGACGGGCCGGACCCGGCGCTGGGGACCTTTATGCGGTGCTGGAACGCGGTCGTCCAGAACTGCAAGCTGGAGAGCGACACGGACCACGGCCTGGTGGTCGGCGCGACGACCCGGTACTGCGCGGTGGACGCGACGACCGTGAACGGCGGCGCGTTCGGGGTGGTCTTCAAGGAAGGCCGGGATAACGTCGGGACCCGCCTGACGATCACGACGAAGGTGGACGGGTCGGCGCTCTACTTCAAGGGCGCGAAGGGTTGCGTCGTGTCGGATTCCACGGTGGACACGGCCGTGGGTACCTGCGTCAAGCTGGGCGCCGGGGAGACGGGAACCACGTCCCAGGGGAACCGAATCCTTCGGAACCGGATCACGGCGCGGGGAACGGCGGCCCTTTTCGGGGTCACGGCGCCGGACGCGGCGAACGGGGGCCACGCCTTCGACTACAACCGGTACAACCGGTATGGGGCGGCGTCTTCCTTCGGTACGGTTCGAGGGGCCGCGATCAAGACGCGCGGCGACCTGATGGCCGCTTGGGCCGGGTTCGACGTGTCCGGGAACGACGCGGGGTCCATCCTGGTCAACGCCGGGGTTTAGGGCGATCCGCGTATGGGGGCGGATCATGTCCGTCCCCAAGCCGTCGCCACCCGGCACGATCCAGGCTCTTTCCGAGTGGTTCGCCAGCGTCGAGCCCCTGAAGGCCTTCGTCTTCACCCTGTTCGCCGGGACGTTCGGCCTGGGCGTGACCTACGCCCGCCTAGACGCCCGCCTGGAGGCGAACGCGTCGGACCTGAAGGCGGAATCCAAGGCCAGGGAGTCGGCCGACGACGCGGTGTCCCACCGGATCGACAGGGGATTCGATAAGGTCCTAAAGCGCCTGGACGACGTTCAGGGGTCCCTGGACCGAAGGTCCACGGCCGACGCCCAGACCGCGCGGGAAATCGGCCTTCTTCGGGGCCTCTACCAGCGCAACTATGGCCCCATCGACGGCGACGGAGGAACCCCGTAAGGGGGACCCGGAATGATTCATCTTGCGACGAGCATCGTGAAGGCGCTGGCGGCCATCGCCCTGGGATGCGTGATCCTGACGGGCGCCTTCGGCCTGACCGGCCACACCCCGCCCGACTGGCTGGGGAACGTCGTTTCCGCCGTCGTGGGAGCCCTAGGCGGCGCCCTGGTCACGCGCCATATCATGGCGAAGGCCGAAGGCGCGGACACCACGGAGGTCGAGGGTTGAGCCTGGGAGCCCCCTGGACCCAGGAAGAGGTCGCGGCGTTCGACCTGGCGTATTCCGAGTGCGGCGGCCAGGACTGGGCCGTGATCGCGGAAGCGGTCCCGACCCGGACCCCGAAGGCCGTCCGTTCGCGCGTCGAGCGCTACAACCGCGCGGCGGCGGCGAAGGCCCAGACCGGCGCCGACCTGTTCGCGGAGGGACCGAAGGCGACCGTCCCGACTCCCGCCCTAGGGCCTGAAATCCCCGTAGAACGCGAGTTCGAGAGCGACGGCGACACCGCGCGGATCACGACGAAAGGCCTGGCGGAAGAGGTCCAGACCCTGGACGATCTTGTCCGCGTCTGTCGGATCGACACGGCGCAATGGAGCGTCGCGCGCTACACCCAGAAGGCGTACACCGGCTTCCACAAGACGGGCGCGAAGGGCCAGGAGGTCGCGGTGAAGGTCCAACTGTTCAGCGTGACGGCCCACCTGAAGGCGAAGAAGCTGGTCCTGGCGGCGCGCGGCGAACTGGACGCGATCCTGGCCGAAATCCGAAGCGGTTCGACGTTCCTGACCCCGCCCCTTCGGGTGGTCCAGTCCCGCCCGTCGTCCGGCCTTATGCTGGAACTCTGCATCGCGGACCACCATATCGGGAAGCTGGCCTGGCATCGCGAGTGCGGCCAGGCCTATGACGTGGCGATCGCGCGGCGCCTCTACTGGGAGGCCGTGGAGGACATTCTGGGGAAGGTCGCGGGATACGGCCGCTTCGACCGGATCGCCTTCGTGGTCGGAAACGACTTTCTGAACGCGAACAACATCGAGAACCAGACCGGCCGGGGAACGCCCCAGACGACGGACGGGCGCCAGCCGCGAACCTTCCGCATCGCGCGCCAACTCGTCACGGAGGTCATTCAGGAGCGCCTTCGCGGCGTGGCCGACCGCGTGGACGTGGTGATGGTCGGCGGCAACCACGACCCGGAAGCCAACTTCTACCTGGGCGAGGTCCTGGACGCCTACTTCCACGCGGCGCCGGACGTGGTGGTGGACAACTCCCCGACCCAGCGCAAGTACGTTCGGCACGGCCAGAACCTCCTGGGCTTCACCCACGGAAGCGAAGAGAAACACGCCGAGCTTCGCGACATCATGGCGACGGAGCGGCGGCGCGACTGGGGCGACACCCTCTTCAGGGAATGGCACGTCGGCCACCTTCACGGGCGCAAGTCCGTCCGCTACCAGGCGAAGGGAGCGGTCGAGGTCGAAGAGAACTTCGGCGTGGTGGTGCGGACCCTGCCTTCCATGTGCGCGGCGGAAGACTGGCACACGTCGAAGGGCTACATCGGGAACGTGCGATGCGCGGAAGGCTACGTCTGGGACGCGTCGTCCGGCATGGCGGGAACGGCCGTCTACAACGTGCCCGACTACACCGACCCGGAAAGCCTCCTGGGTCGGCGGGCGGCCTGACGGCGGCCCGTATGGGGCTGGGTGCTGACCGACGCCCAGTCCCTGGAGTTTATGAAGGAGGCCCGCGCGATCCTTTCGCGCAAGACCTTCCCTGGCGGAATCGACCGCGAAGACCTTGTTTCGGACGCCCTCCTGAGGGCTTGCAACTCCCCCGACTACGACCCCGACCGGTCGCCCTTTCCCGCCTTCGTCCGGGTCATGGTGGAACGGTCCATCGGGTCGCTTTTCCAGGCCCGCGAATGCCTGAAGCGCGGACACGGCCGAACCGTGGGTCTTGACGCGCGGACCCAGGACGGCGCGCTGGCGGTCGAGCGGGCGGCCTTCGACGTTTGGGAGCGGGGTCGGGTCGCGTGGGACGGCGCCCTGGAGAGGGAAGAGGTCGAGGCGGTCCAGGCCCTGACCGAACGGGAGGCGGCCACCCTTCAGGCCTTTTGCGACCTTGGAACGGCCCAGGACGTGGCGTCGAGCATGGGTGTGAGCGTTTCGACCGTCAGCTTCCACCAGAACAACGCCTACCGGAAGCTGAGAGTGGGCGCCCTTCACCTGGCGCTCCTGGAGGCCTACCGGCGGGGAGCGATCGCGCTACCGATCGAGGCCGAACAGGCCTGAAAAACCAACAGAACGGACGGGGCGGGCCGACACTTCGAGAGTGCCGGCCTTTTCCGTAGGTGGGGGACGTGACCACGCGAAACCACGACGGCGAAAAGGTCGTTACCACCCAGTCCGGCGCCCGCGCCTCCGAGTGCCACGACTACACCGCCATTCCACTTAGCACTCTGAACGCGCTTGCCCGGCGCCAGGAACTGGGCGCGAAGAAGCACGGGCGGGACAACTGGCGCCAGGGCCTGGGCGATCCCGAGTACGTTAAGGCGAGGTTGTCCCACGTCATTCGCCACGCCTTCACGCTGGCCGCGAAGCTGGACGGCCGCCAGCCCTGGGACGGCGACGACGACCTGGGCGCGATCCTCTGGGGCGGTATGTTCCTGGCCGAAGCCCAGGCCGTCAGCCCGGCCATGTTCGAGGCGCCGGAGGAAGCGGGGCCGACCCCCGAAGACCGGTTCCACGAAGCCCTGAAGGCCAGCATGGGCCGCATGGCCCAGGAAATCCAGGAGGAAGCGAAGGCCCGCGTCGTGGGCGTGGACCTGGCGGGCGACACGCCGGACCATTCGGCCTTCGTGATCCATCGCGCGGGCGGTTGCGTCCTTCCGCGTCGGCCCTACATCGTGGCCGATAATGGCCCCGAGGTCTTCCTCCCGAGCGCGGCCCGCGTCAAGCCCTACGCTGTCTCTGGCGCGGAAGAGGTCCACGCGAAGGCCCAGGACGCCCGGCTGGCCCGCGAAATCCAGGAAGCGGCCGTGGCGGCGGCGAACCGCAAGCCCGTGGTCCTTCGCGTCTTCGAGGGCGACGAACTCCTGGAGGTTAGGGTGGGTCAGCGGTCCTTCGTGGTGGGAAGCGTCTACGCGCGGCCGGGCGGGACGACCGTCCGCTTCGAGGGGCGGGCCTTCGGCGGGAGCCGCCTGAAATTCCGCGACCTGATCGACGGGGAGACGTTCACGCGCGATCCGAACCACCTGGACGACCTGGAGCCCGACGAGCCGACCCGAACCGCGTAAGGGGCCAGGCTATGAGTAGTCTCCTGAAACTGGTCAGCCTCCAGACCATCCTGACGTTCCTCCTGGACGCGGGCCGCGCGGCCTACGACCAGGGCGGCCGGGGCGCCGTCGAGCGCCTGGCGACGATCCCGGAGAAGGCCCTTCGCGCGCTGGCGTCGAAGGCGAAGGCCGACCCGGACGCCGTGGTGGCCTTCGGTCGGAAGTTCGCCAGCGCCTTCGCGGACTTCGTGGGCGCGTTCATTCCGGTCGGCCTCTAACGGCCGACCCCTTCCGCCCCTTCGGGGGAACAGGCCTCGCAGATCGTCCGCTGGACGGCCTAGCGGGGCTTTTTCGTACGTGGTCCGCGTGATCCTGGACGACCTGACCGGAAACCTTCCTGGGCTGGAAGAGTTCTGGCCCGACCCCGACGCCCCGAAGGCCGAACCCGAGCCCGCCCCGAAGGCGACGGAGCCCGCCCAGATGGTCCTCCCCTGGCTGAAGCCCCGGAAGCGGGCGAAGCGGCGGCGCAAGTGACCCGGTGCCGATCGGCGTAGAGGGTGGGCCATGCCTAACCCGACCAATCGGACGAAGGCCGTCGTGACGACCACGGCGGCGGCGGTTCTGGCCTTCGAGCTTTGGACCTACTACAACCGCGACAAGCGGGACACGATCAGCGCGGCCGTCTGGGACCAGTGCGACCGAACCCCCGTCTTTATCGCCCTCGCGAACTTCGCGGGCGGCGCCCTGTTCAGTCACTTCTTCGGGTGGACGCGGACGAAGGACCCTTCCTGATCCGCGTAAGGGGGCCGCATGACGCACGACCGCGCCCAGGAAGGCGTAAACGCCGCGATCCACAACGCTACCGGCCTGACGGAGAACTGTCTGGCCGCCGAGCTTCTTCTTCGCAAGCTGGCCCACCAGGGGGTCCTGACGGCCGATGGCCTGAGGCCCGACTTTATCCAGGTTGACGAAACCACGGGATGCGTCCGGGGGACCAGCATCGCGTACGCGGACCTGAACGCGTACGCCCAGGCGATCACCATGACGGCCGCCTACATGGCCCAGACGGAGGTCGTCCCCGGACTCACGATCCAGGCGGTACTGGAGCGGGTCGCGCGGGCGTGAGGTCCGGCCTGGCCCTGGGGACCTTCATTCGATCCCGGCGCGCGTACGGGCCTTCCGACTCGTCCTTCACTCCCCCTAGCCTGGTCGAGCGGTTCGACCCGGCGCTGGGGGTCGCCTCGTCTTCGGGTGCGGTGTCCGCGTGGACTGGACGGAACGGAAACGTGGCGACCCAGCCCACGGCGGCCAATCAGCCGATGGCGACCGGAACCCTTAACGGCCAGCCCACCTTCCTCTACGACGGCACGAACGACTACCTCCAGTGCAACGCCCTCGCATCGGTTTTCAGCGGCACGGCGAAGCCCTGGACGACCTACGCGGTGGTTCGGATGACCGGAAGCATGGTCAATTACCGGATGTGGATGGATTGCGTCAACTCGTCAACGAGCCGCTACTATCACTTCCTGGTCGGAAGCACGGGCGCGGCCAGCCTATGGCGCCAGAACGACGGCGGCGCCGGTTCGTTCACGCTTTCGGGCGCGGGCGTGATCGCCCTGAACGTGCCCTACGTCCTGTCGTCCGTGTTCACCGGGGCCGTCCTGAACCTCTACAAAAACGGCGGTCTGGTCTATTCGTCCGGCGCCCTCAGTGGCGCGATCACGCTGAACACCTTTGCCATTGGCGGCCAGTTCGGCGGCAACCCGTGGCGCGGCGATATCGGACAGATCGACATTTGCGCGGCGGCCCATAGCGACACCGAGCGCAACGCCGAAGAAGCCTATCTGAAGACGAAATACGGAATCCCCTAGATGCCCATTCCCAAAAACTCCCCCCTTACCCTCGTCTTCCGCATGACCGACGCGACCGGCGCCGACAAGACGGGGACTCCCACCGTGCGGATCGCGAAGAACGGCGCGGCGGCGACCGTCGCCACGAACGCCCCCGTAGCCCAGACCGGCTTCGGTTCGGCCAGCGTCTGGGCCGTGACCCTGACGGCCGACGAGACGAACGGCGCCCCCGTCGCCTTCGAGGCGTCCCTATCGGGCGCGGTCACGATCTTCGACACGATCTATCCCGAAGGCGACTACACCGGCGCGCGGGCGCTGAACCTGGACCGGCTGGACGCGGCCACGTCGCAATCCGACGTTCAGGCGGGCCTGACGGCCCAGGGCTACACGGCGGGCCGCGCGGCCTTCCTGGACACTCTGAACGGCCTGGTGGCGGCCGTCTGGGGCTACGCGGGGCGAACCCTGGCCGTCTTCGGTGACAGCACGGGCGTAACGACCCTCCTGGGCCGCCTGACGATCACGCGCGCCGGAAACCTGGACCTGATCGACCGCGCCCTGTCCACCCTTTCGACCTACGCGGGCGGCGATACGCCGGGGACGGCGACCCTTCTGACGCGGATCGCGTCGGCCCTGACGATCACGGCGGGGCGGGTCGGCCTGATCACGGAGTACGACCGTGCGAAGAACGCGGCCAGCCCGGCGGAAGTGTCGCCCACCATCGCCTTCAGCCCGACGATCAACCCCACGGCCGTCACGGTGAACCCGGCGCCCGTGACGGTCCAGGGCGGCTACACGCCCCAGCTTCACAGCGCGATCCTGGCGGCCATCGGGACGCCCCAGCAGAGCGGCGCGGCCGTGACCCTCCCGAGCCCGGCCCCGGCGGGATACGGCGGCGGTTCGTCCGGCGGCGGCCTGTCGGACGACGCGGCGGCCCAGATCGCGGCCACGCTGGCGGCGGTGTCCGTCCTGGGATCGGGCCGGGTCGTGGTCCTTTCGCCCGTGCTGACGAACGGGGACGTTAAGCTGGCGCGCGGCTTCGACTACTTCCTGGCCGATGGGCTGGCGCCGAAGTGGTCTTCGGACAACTGGGCCGACCTGACGGGCGCCCAGGCCGTGGTCCTGACGGTCGAGGGGGCCGCCCCTGTGTCCGGCGCGGTGGTCGCGGCCGGTTCGGGCGTCCAGACCGTGGCCGTGGACGTGGCGCGGGACGCGTTCCAGGGCCTGGCGCCGGGCGGGCGGGGCTACCGGCTGGAGGCGACCCTGGCGAACGGCCACCGCGTCCCGCTGGCGGCGGCGACGATCCAACTGGGCTAGGGAACCCCGTAAGGGGGCCGGGATGAAGCGTCACGCCTTCGCCCTGGCCCTCGCGGTCCTGCCCTTTCTCGCGGCGGCCAGCCCCACGGTCGTCTTTTCGTCCCTTGGATCGCCCACCGGGGACTCCTACATGGTTTCGCCGGGCAACGTGCCCGCGTTCCGGTTCACGCCCACCCAGACCGGCGCGCTGACCGGTTTCCGCCTGTCCATGTTCAACGCCGGGAGCGTCGGACCCACGGCCTACGCGCTGGAGCTTCGCGCGGACGACGGCGGCCAGGTCGGCGCCTCCCTGGCGTCCTTCGAGGGACTGAGCGCGGGCGTTCCCTTCTGGAACCAGGCCGGGGAGCTTTCGAGCGTCACGGCGCACGGGGAGGCGATCACGGCCGGGACGGCCTACTGGCTTCTGGCGACTTCCGCCGGTTCGCTGGCCTGGACGGCGGCCGACGTGGCGCCCTCCCCGGCCTACCTGAACGGGCGCTACTGGAGCGACTTCGGGCCGGGCGCCTTCGAGGTCGAAGCCCAGGCCCAGCCCGTCCCGGAACCGGTGCCCCTCGCGGCCCTGGGCCTGGGTCTGGCCTCCCTGATCCGCCGTGGACGGCGCGCGTAAGGGGAGCCGATGGACTTCTGTATCACCCTCGTAATCGTCTGGGGAATCGTGGAAATCGTTCGGATTTTCAAGGGGCGGGACTGATCCCGTGGCCGCGATCTTCGGAACGGCCCTCGTAGCCCTTGCCGCTATCGGCGCGATCTACCGCCTGGCGCTGGTGGACGGCTGACGTTTTCCAGGCTACGGGGGTCATCTTAGGCAACCTCATTCATTTTGACGACTCTTCTTGTCTGGCTTTAACTATGGCATCGAGTACCACCCACGCTATCCCGCCTCCAGCCCAGAACGCGCTTATGGCCCCATCGGCTGTTGCCTTGTAGTTTGGAGACAGCTTGTACGCAAGTACTCCGAACGCAATCGAGGCGGAAAACCTGCACACTATCCAGAAAATACCCTGAGGCTTTTTCCAATCCCTAGCGATAAAACCCCATGTGCTTAGGAACAGTACGATCCATCCGACCGGACTGGTCCACTGATAGATGGAGGTAAGGAGTTCCTTCCTCCTTACAGGGGCCTCGTCGGGCACGTCACGCCTGACGAGGTTGGTTGGTTCTGGAGTGCCATCCTTGGTTGGTCCTTTGGCATCTTTATCAGCGGCATTGCGTGGTTCCGGCGGGTCTTGTTTCTCTGGGCTGGGCCTGTCTGGGGCTTTGGGCGCAGGGGGTTTGTCCTCCACGAGTGCTGCGGCTTTTTTCATTACCGCGCTGAAATCGTGCACCTCCATGATGTCAGTCGGCACCGTGTAGATTGCTCGGGACAGCATGTCCACTTCATAAGCTTCTAGTCCGTCCTTAAATTGAAGATATTTAGTTGTCTGCTCGTACTGCCTTAGGATGGTTGCCTGGGCCTCTCTGATGGTCGGGTTGTACCCAATTGCACTGTTGACCGATTCTTTCTCCAAGAGATCGGCGAGGTACGCCGAATACTTTTCGAGAAGGAATCGCATCCGAAAGGCAGGTGAAAGCGAATCAGGCACATCTGATTTGTACCTCTTGCGTAAAGGGGAGCCCATGACCCCCATCGAACAGGCTCTGGCCTTCACCCTGAAGTGGGAAGGCGGATACGTCAACGACCCCGACGACCCCGGCGGCGCGACGAACTACGGCGTTACCCAGAACGTCTACAACGCCCGCCGGAAGGCTTGCGGACTGCCTACCCAGTCCGTTCGCGCGATCACGATGCCGGAGGTCGTGAACATCTACCAGAACGGCTACTGGAAGCCCGCCGGGTGTCAAACCATGCCCTATCCGTTGGCGCTGGCGATCTTCGACACCAGCGTCAACTTCGGCGTTGGTCGAGCGGACCAGTTCCGCCGGAAGCTGTCCAACAAGGCGGCGGCCTGTATGGACGGCGGCCACGACGCGGCGGCGGAAATCGTCGCGATGCGGAAGGCCTACCGCTACGGCCGCGTGGCCCTGAAGCCCAGCCAGGTTAAGTTCCTGAAGGGCTGGCTGAACCGGGACAACTCGCTTCTGGCGGCGACTCGGTAGGCATCGAACGGGGTTTGGAACGAATCCGAGCCCCAAATTAGGGCGATAATATAATTGACACACGAAGCCTCGTAATCTAGGCCCTCCGGATCGCGTGAAAGAACGCGTAGACATACAGGCGCTGTAGGATAAAGGGAAGCCGTGCCATTGTTGTTTTATGTGAAGACCCCTGGGGGTTTGGTGCGTGCTCGCGTGGACGAATTGGAGCCGGAAGAGGTCGAAATGGCGCATAAGGTCTGGATAGCAGACTTCAACGCTTTTCAAGATCGAATGACCTCAAGAATGAGAATGGTCTGCCGTTGGCCTTGGGCAACTTTCTCGAAACCTCTAAAGCCCGTGTTCGGACTTTCAATTGAAGGCCACGGAGGCTATGCCGGGCTTATGGCGACCCGCCTTGTTGCCTTCAATAGTTTGGATCAGTCAAGTCTAGCCATAGACTTTATCGCGAAATCGCCTCGGGCTCATGTCCTTGGCATAAGCGGGATATCCACTGCCCTCTTAGCGTTTGCGGCAGGTAAAAGCGTGGAAATCGGAAGCGAAGGGCGGTGTTGGATAGATGAAGGGATCGGAGCCGACCGCGACGATTCCGATAACAACCCTGCGGCACTCTATGCTCACCTAGGGTTCAGGACCGTTGATAAGATAATGCGCGATGATGGCGTAGAATGGTATGAAGTGATGGAGATTTCGGCTCAGGACGCCGAGAAACTCCTAGGGAGATTCATCGATGGAGTTTAGGCCCTTCAATGTAGGAGACGTGGCACTCGCGGAAAGGCGAGCGCACGACGTTTTCGTGTCGGAGGTTCTGTCTGCGTCGTTCACTCCTGAGGAGTCCGCCGCCATAATGAGCGACAGGCGTTTAGTCCGGTTGCTCATTCCAGTTCTACAGTCCAGGGGACAGGACTTAGTTGCTATCGAACGGCTTCGGATGGAGGTGGCACCTGAGCCTCAGGTGAACTACTTTCCCGTCATGTTCGATCTAGCCTTCGCACCCCGGCCCAAAGTCACCGGCACTCCCAGCGGAAAGCCTATCCTGAGTGGAATCCTCGATCATGGCGCGGCGGCAGAAGCCATTCGCGTCCAAGTCTCCCAGAGGCTTCTCGTAGAGGTATGAAGGCCCTTTACTCTATCGTCGTCTCCAAGACCGTAATCGACCATCGCACCAACGCGGCAACGCTTGTCGAGGTTATAGAGAGCGTTAAGCTTGAAGGGCTGCCTTCGCCTGTGCCGCCTGACGCGAGAGTGGCTGTCGATGTATCGTTCGTGGTGCTTTTGGACGCAACCGAGAGCAACCTGAGCCCCGGCGATTCGGTTTCTGGCGAATTTTGGGTCGATGGCCCGGAAAGACGATCATCCGTAGCCCCTGTGAATATTCAGTTTCAGGACGGCAAGAGGTCTCTGGCCATCATACAGTTCCAGTCGCTACCCTTCATAGGCGAGGGTAGCTATGTGTTCACTCTCAAGTGTGACGATGTGCTGGCAACCTGGCCCGTCAACGTATCGCTCTCGCACTGAGTCGGTTTCCCAGACTTTAAGACCGCGCGGGTCAAGGCGTCTAACGCGGCCATGCCGGAGCTTTTCACAATGAACGTCTTTTCGGCGCATAGACCCCAGTTCACGTCCCGCAAACCGATTCCTAGAGTTTGCATAATGGTGGTATGGACTATGACCAAATTCACGACTTAAGAGAAGGCATTCTGGAGCGACAGGAACTACTTCAGGCTTGCAAGGACCGGATGGAGAACCAGAACCTTACTGATCAGGAGAAGGCGGCCATCCAGGATGAAATCAACGGACACCAGAACGCCATCATCATGGGGTCTGAAGCGATCCGAAAGCTAAGAGGAGAGGGGTAGGGACTCAACGTCGGCGTTCCGCGTATAGGTCCGGTTTCGTTGCTTAAACGGGCCCGGACCTTTCGTCGTTTAAGGATCGTTTTCCAACCTGGCGGAAGAATCCCGTAAGGATTGCTATGCCAGCCCACCCGACCTTTTCCGACGACGATCTAAGGGACGCTTTGGAAGAGTTCGCGGACGAACCCGACACTATCACGCAAGTGGCCGCGAAGTTCGGCGTCAGCACGTCGGCGGTATCCCAGCGGGTGAAGAAGCTGGAGCGGACGGCGGCGGCCATATCGAAGGGCGTGATCGACGCGACGACCCGGAACGTCTTCGACATTCGGGGCGGCCTCCAGCGCAACTATGAGCGGCTGGAACGCCTGATCGAGTCCGTGGAAGAGAACGGCGTGGCGAAGGAGGGGAAGCCGGGGGAGGACGGGGAGCCCCATATCTACATGGCCGATGGCGTGGACCAGCTAACCCGACTCCTGGAATCGACCCGCAAGTACTCCGAAACGTCGCTGAAGTGCCTGGAGGCGCTTTACCGCGTGGAGGAAATCGAGGCGTTCCAGCGGGACGTGATCGCGATTCTGGCCGAATGCGACCCGACACTTCGGACCCGTATCATGGACCGGATCAAGAAGCGTCGGGGAGTGCGGGCGGCCTTCGCCTAGTAGTCGAGATTGACGGCCCGCGCGCCGGGTGCCGTCGGTCGTTCGCCCAGCTTTGCCTCCCATGCCTTCTTCATGGTTAACCCGACGTAGATCGCCTGTTCGCACGCTTCGGCAACGGTATTGGGGTGGCGGGCGTGTACGTTCGTATCTCGCGCCACCATCCCCGCCAAAGCCTGGCCGATGAAGTAGACGGCCAGGCTATCCGGGTCGTTCGGATTGAGTTCCACCGGGCGATCTTACCTGTGCCGAAACGCAACTTCCGCGTAAGATGCCACGACGACATAGAGGCCCCTTCCCGGCACTAGGGATCGGGCCTTTTTCGTGCATGGCGTTCCCGTAAAGGGCCGGGTGCCCCGGATCGAAAACGACGCCCTGGAAGTCCTGTCGATGGCCCACTGTGAAGGCCAGAACCTGTACCTCCCGGATATCACCCTGGAGCGCGATCTTTACGAGCGCGTCAACGAGGTCCTTACCCGACTGGGCGGCAAGTGGAAGAAGTCGAAGCGCCCGGCCCACGTCTTCGCGTTCTACGACCCGGCGCCTCTCCTGGCCGCCGTCGTCGCGTCCGGCGAACAACCCCCGAAGAACCCCACGGCGTTCTTCCCGACCCCGGCGCCGGTGCTGGAACTCCTGTTCGACATGATGGACGGTCTGTCGTCCGTGCCCTACGATGGGCGCGTCCTGGAACCTTCGGCCGGTACGGGAGCCCTGGCCGATGCCGTCCGCGCGCTGGAGGCCCAGCGGAACGCCGAGTACGAGGGCTGGGGCTGGGGTCGGCGCCACACCTGGGCGGTCGATTGTTGCGAGGTCCTTTCCGTCAATCGCGCGGTCCTGGAGGCGAAGGGTCACGCGCTGGTGGGCGACGACTTCCTGGCCTGGAACCCCGGCGCGGTCTACGACGCGGTGATTATGAACCCGCCTTTCAGCCTGGAGGGCGACAAACAGGCCTACGCGACCCACGTCTTCCACGCCTGGAGCCTTCTGAGGCCGGGCGGCGTCCTGGGCGCCATCGTGCCGACTAGCTGGCAGTTCCGAGACGACCGACGAAGTCAGGAGTTCCTGGATTTGGTCTGTGAGTTCGGGGAGTGGGAGAACATCGACGCGGGCGCCTTCAAGGAAAGCGGGACGATGGTCGCCACGTCGGCGGTGGCGATCCAGAAGACGGACACTGGCTGGCGTCTCCAGCCGCGCCACGGACACCTGAACTGGCACGTCTGGGAATTCGGCCTGTACGCGGACAACGACGGCGACTTTGATAAGGAACTGGTCAAGATCGCGGAGGGCACGAGAGAGGGCCAGCGGGAGGCCTTCACGGCCGCCTGTGGCCGTTTCGCGGACGGTATGCGCCGCAAACACGGGTCGGCCGTCCGACTGGGCGAAGCCGAACTAGAGGCCCTTTGGGTCGAGTTCGTAAGGGACTGGGACCTGGCCCCGGCGACCCGCGCGAAGGCCGAGCCGACTCCCGAAGAACTCGCCTTGGGTGGCCTGTTCGCTTCCGTATAAGGCCCCCATGCCCAGCCTATCGGACGAGCTTTTCAGCGGTCTTGACCAGGCGATGGTGGGCTACTTCGGGGACGTGGTGTCCGACGACGCGGCCAGCGCCGTCATGGCCGCCAACCCCGTCCCCATGACCTTCGAGACGTACGCGGACTTCGTGTCGCGGGTGAACCCGGCCTTCCGCTGGTACCGACACAACGTCGAGCTTGCGAAGGTCGCCCAGCTTATCGCGGACGGCCACCTGAAGCGGGTTATGATTTGGGTTCCACCCGGAACCGGCAAGTCCGAAACCATTTCGCGCCTCCTGTCGGCCTACTACCTGTACCGCTACCCTAACCGGGAGGTCGGCCTGGTGTCCTACGGCGCGTCCCTGGCGGAAGACCTGGCCGGGGACGCGCGGGAGTTCTTCGTGGCCGGTGGCGGCGCGCTGGACGTGTCCACGAAGGCGAAGGGCGACTGGGCGACCCAGGCGGGCGGCGGAATGTGGGGGAAGGGCTTCGCGGGCGCGATCCGTGGCCGCCGGTTCCACCTGGGCATCATTGACGACCCGCACAAGGGACCCGAGGAACTGGAATCCGAGGTCCTTTGCACGAAGTTCCAGAACTGGTACAAGCGGACCTGGCTGAACCGGCAAAACATCTTCTTTACGGAAGGGGCTTGCATCGTCGTCGTCATGCAAAGGATTGCCGAAAACGACCTTTGCGGCTGGCTTCTGGAGCAACCCGACGCGGACCAGTGGACGATCATCGCCCTGGACGCGATCCGAAGCGCCGAGCCCTGGCAGAAGAAGGATGAAAAGGGCGTCGAGGTCGGCGTCATTCCGTCTTCGTGCGTGGTCTGGCCCGACTGGCGGAAGGCCGGGGAGCTTCTACTTCCCGAGGCTCTGGACCACAAGCGGCTGGCCGAACAGCGGAGCGGGAACGAAGACGCCTTCGACGCCCAGTTCATGCAACGGCCCCGGAAGGTCGCGGGCGCGATCCTGCAACCCGAGTGGTTCGAGCGGTGCCTACCGTCCCAGGTCCCGCTCCTGTGGCGTTCCGCGATGGGCGTGGACCTTGCGGTGTCCACGAAGGACGCGGCCGACTTCACGGCGGCCTTCCCCGTGGGCTACGGCGCGAACGGCCGGTACTACGTGTCCCGACCCGTCCACGGGCGCATGGAGGGACCCGACGCCAGGACGGCGGTCGCGGCCCGCGCGAAGGCGGCCAGGGTGTCCATCGTGGCCGTCGAGTCGGTGGCCTACCAGCTTTCGTTCGTCCAGGACCTGAAGCGAATGCGCGACCTGGCCGGTATCTCCGTCCAGCCCGTGGACGCGGATAAGGACAAGATCGCCAGGGCGCGCGGCTGGTCCTGGCTGGCGAAGGACGGCCTGATCATCCTGGTGGACGACGGGTCCGGCTGGGTGGACCGGTTCCTGGAGGAGGCGAAGCACTTCCCGAAGCGCAAGAAGGACCAGATCGACGCCCTGGGTATCGCGATCGAGGCTCTACGCGCCCTGGGCGGGGAGTCGGTCGGGGCGAAGGTCGGCGGCGGCGCCCGGATCACGGGAAGCCAGGTCAAGGGCATGGAGGCCGCGATAAAGGGCCATTCTGGGGGCTGATCCATCCACTGGATGATCCTAGGGTTATCCAGTGGATGATCCAAAGGTTATCCATAGAGAAAGAGAAAGAGAAGTTATTAGGGGCGCGTTCGCGCCTTCCCGTAGGGGGTCGGGATGGATTCTTCCTTCTGGCCGGTGGCCCTGGGCGTGGTGGCCGTCGCCCTCCTGGGTGTCGCGGCCCTTTTCGACGCTTGCAAGGGGGACGCCGAATGATGGACCCCTGGTATCTCCCGTCCCTCGTCTTCGCTCTGGACTATGCGGCGAACTGGGCGAAGGCGGCCTGGGCCTGGACGAAGCGGCGCCTCCGTGCCGTCCTGGAGCGGCTTTGCTACTGGGCGCTGGACACGCGGGCCGGGCGCCGGACTATCGTCGTCCTTAGCGTCCTGTGCCTCCCCTACATGGCCCTTTCGTTCATGCTCAAAGAGCTTTGGGGCGTCCTGCCCGGCACGGTCGAGGAATGGGCCGAGGACTGGCGTCGGTGATCCGAATGGTGATCGAAGGCGACGACGCCCGGCTGGACGGCGACCTGTCGAGCGGCGGGCGGTTCGCGGTCCACGCGCCGACCCAGTTCTAGGGCGACCTGGGGGAAGTGGCCTGTCCGTCTGACCTGGAGGCCGTAGAGGGGGACCGATGATCCCCTTCCTTTGGGCGCTGGGCGCCTACCTGTACCTGGCCTCCTGGTCCGGCCTGACCGTCAAGGAAACGGCCCTGGGTTTCCTCCTGTTCCCGGTCGGCATCGTGTACCGCGCCTACCGGTGGACGACGCGGGACCTTCCCGTGATTTGGGCACGGAGGCGCCACGCGTGACCTTCTTCAAGCTGAGGCACAAGGAAACCGGTCTGTTCAGCGTCGGCGGCATTCGAAACCAGTTCACGAAGAAGGGGAAGACGTGGAGCCAGATAGGGCACGTCAAATGCCACCTGTCGGCCGTGAAAAAGGGCGCCGAGTGGTACCGGGGCGACCTGGGCGAAACGTGCCAGAAGTACCTGGACAGCATCGAGCTAGTGGAGTACACGCTGGGCGATCCCGCCGAACGCGTGATCCCCTTCTAGGCGTCCCGCGCGCTGGGCGTAAAGGGGGGCCACGATGCCCCCGCGCCCCAAGAAGACCACGCCGGACGCGGCCCCATCCGTCGCGCCCACCCAGCCCGCGAAGGACGGCCGCCAGTACCTCCAGGAGTTCGTCGCGGGAGGCCAGTGGGCGGCCCTCATGGCCGTAAAACAGGCCCTCCCCCGCTTCATTGACGACCTGACCCGCGACTTCGGCGCCGATCTTTACGATCGGATGCTGACCGACGACACGGTGTCCAGCGACTACGAGACTTACAAGCTGGGCGTGGTGGCCGATGGCGTCCGGTGGGAGGCGGCCGTGGCGATGCCCGGCGCCTGGGAGAAGGCCGACCCGGACAAGACGGCCCGCGCCCAGAAGGCGGAAGAGTATCGGGCCTTTGTCGAGGCTTGCACGAAGGACGGGGCGATGGAGGGCCTTTCCCTGGTGGACGTGGTTGACGACCTTCTGGACGGACTCGCCCAGGGCCACCGGGTCGCGGAGATCGTCCTGAAGCCCACTCTCCAGGACGGCGCGGCGCGGCTGGTCGTCCGCGCGCTGAAGCCGAAGGAGAACTGGGCCACAGCCTTCGTGGTGGACGAATACCGGAACGTCCTGGGCCTGATCGGCGCCGACCCGAAGGACGGCGGGAACCTCCAGGCGGGGATCATGGCCCTGGGCGGCGACTTCGACGCGTCGAAGCTGTACCCGCTGGAGAAGTTCCTGATCTTCCAACACCGCATGAAGGGCGGCGACCCGCGCGGCACGTCGGTCCTTCGGGCGGCCTACCTGCCCTGGTTCCTGAAGACCAACGTCCTTCCCGACTTCTTCAAGTACCTGAAGCAGTTCGCCAGCCCCGGCATTATCGGGAAGACGCCCGTCGAGGGCGGCGGTATGGAGCCCCTGACGGACGCGGACGGGAAGCCCGTACGGGACGAGGAAGGGAACTTCGAGCTTATCACGGCCCAGGAGGCGCTTTACCAGGCGATGCTGGGCTGGATGAACGCGACCGTCATGGCGGTCAAGGGCGGCACGGAGTTCCAGTTCCTGGAGTCCCAGGGCGACGGCCAGGCGTTCCTGAACGCTTGCGACTACTTCGACCGGCAGATCACCCGCGCGATCTTGGGCACGGACGGCATGACGATGGCCGCGAAGCACGATTCCCAGGGCGCGAAGGAAACCGGCCAGGACGTGGTGGGCCTTCGGATCGCGTTCCAGAAAGGGCGCATGGCGTCCGTGCTGACCGGCCTGGGTCGCCTCCTGGTCCGGGTGAACTTCGGGGACGACGAAACGGACCTGGCGCCCGTCGCGGTTCTCGCGAAGGTCGAGCAACAGGACTTCACGAAGGAACTCGATTCGGTGTCGAAGGCCTACGCGTCCGGGTTCATCCACGAAAGCCAGCTACAGGCCCTGGACGCCCGCCTGGGACTCCCTCCCCGCGACATGGCGGCGATCGCGCGGGAGAAGGCCGAGAAGAAGGATATGGAGCGCCTGGCGGCCGGGGACCTTCGGAACGCGACGAACCCCGGCCTTGACCCGGCGCCGAAGGGATCGGGCGACCCGGAAGAGGACGCGTAAGGGGCGCGCGTCATGGTGATTCCCGCGTCCGTGGTCGGCCAGCTTTGGATAGCCTTCGTCTGTCTTATGGCGGGCGCCGTCGCGGGGTTCAACATGGCCCAGCCCAGAAAGCGAAAACCCCGGCCCGTCGAAACGGAACCGGGGTTCGAGGCTTAGGCGAAGAACTCGTCTAGGAAGTCCATCTGGTCGCCTTCCGTGTAGGAGGCGATTTGCGGGGCCTCTGGGGCCTTCGGGGTATCGGAAGGGGTTTCGGGGGCTGGGCGCGCGGTGGCGGGCGCCTGGGCCGGTTTCTGGGGCTTTTTCTTCTGGGTCGGGGCCGCGCCTTCGATCGCGAAGTCTTCCGCCTCTTCCTTCGTCGCCTCCCGGAGCTTGTGGCGGGCGATCCAGGCCGACGACCGACCCTTCCCGACTTCGAGCCCTCCCCCCTTCTGTTCGCCCAGGACCTGGACGGCCGTCCCGGCCCGGTAGACCAGGGTCTTAAAGCCTTCGTCGGTCAGGAATAGGAAGGACCGATCTTCCAGGACGACGGCCACGGTACCGGACTTCATCGCTTCGCCCCACGTTCGGCCGTGATCGACTGGGCGCATGGGCCACAGACCATCTTGCGGCGACCGGACACCGCGCGGAGCATCAAAAAGGGCTTCTGGCACTGGCCGCACTTTCCGAGAAATTCAAGGTGGCGCCTCACGCGGGGTAGACCCTCCCTTCGGCGTCCACGAACGCGACATGGTGGCCCCGGAGCTTGTCCACGCGGACGGCGACCCCGATGACGCTGGCCGGGATGGTGTCCTTCCCGTCGTAGAACGCATGGCCCACGTCCAGCCAGAACTTCACGCCCTCGTAAAGTTCGGCCAGTTCCTCCAGCTTCGCGTCGTCGGCCTTTGCGTCCCGGATCGGCGCAAGGGCGGGCATTACTGGCGCGGCCCCCAGGACCGGCAAGAGGTCCAGCCGCAAGCGAAGGCGGCGGCGGCCAGGACGACGAACTGGGGCCAGGTCACGGGCGCCTCCCGTGGAACGGCGTCCGAACGGCGAAGGCCATGACCACGATGAACAGGCCGTCGAGCATCTGGGGAAGGCCCGTCATGCCGCCACCTGGAAGGGGTCGGTGATCGGTTGCCAGCAGACCGGAGTCGCCAGGTAGGGGTCATTGCCCTGGTCGTCGTCAAGGTCGATGAAGAGGGCGGTCCATCGGCCGTCCGGCCTGATCCATGCGACGTGATAGACCAAGGGTTCGGTGGGTTCGTCGTAGCGGTGGACGGCGGCCAGGACCGGCGTTTCGGGCGCGGGCGCGTCTTCGGTCGTCAGTCGCCAAGGGGGGCCGATCTTCATGCCGCCACCTGGCGGGCGTAGTCGAGGCGCCCGCACGGTCGGACGGTGGCGATCACCCGAGCCTCTAAGCCATCGACCGGCAAGGGCTGGAAAACCTCCAGGCGGCAGAACTCCAGGAACGGGGCCAGCCTGTAGTGGACGATAGCCAGGCCGGAAGGGAAGTCGCGAATGACGGCGCGGTGTTGCGCCAGCGCGATCACGTCCCGAAGCTGGCGGGTGTCGAGCTTCGGCCAGTCGAAGGGGTCCGCGATGGGCGGGTTAAGCGGTGTCTTCATGTTGCGTGTACCTGGGTCCGGGTGGTGCCGGATATAGCGAGGCCCCACGTCCTGAAGCTGGAGAGGCGGGGCCGGTGGGAAGTGGCTAATCAACCCGAGCGAGGGAAAAACCCCTCGCGAAATCAGGCGGCGGCGGCCAGCGGGGCGGCCTTCTTGGCGCGGATCCGCTTCGGCTTCGTCACGGCGACGGGAGCGGGCTGGGGAAGAAGGCGCTCCAGGTTGTCCTTCATGCGGGCCTGGCGAAGCGCGTGGCCCCGGAGGATCGAACCCTTCAGGCTGGCGTCGGTCCCGATCCGGTAGACGCCCTTCCGGCACTTCAGAGTGCGGGAGCCGATCACGGGACGGGCGACGGTCTGGACGGGGGCGGTCGGTGCGCCGAGAAGCCCGAGGGTCATAAGGGAGGCGAAAGCGGTGGTCATTCTGCGTGTTCCGTAAGCCGGTGGTGCGGCTGGATTCATAGTACCACGGAGTTCTGATTTTCAGAACTCAGTTTTCACTTTTCGCAATTTTCGCATAGGGGGCGGTGAATCGCTTCCGCTTCGACGCCTTCGGGGCCGTGGTCGAGTTCGGTCCCCGGCTTGCCGTCTTCAAGGCCAAGGGCGAACACAACGTCTATGAGGCGATGGCCCGCCAGAAGCGGCGGGTCCTGGCCGGGGACGCGGCGGCGATCCAGCGCATGGTCGGCGCCTGGAAGGTCGCCAATGCGGGAATCCAGAAGCGCCTGGAGGCCGTCACGGCGAAGATCGCGGCGGCCCAGGCGGCGGGCCTTCCCGTGTCGCCCGCGTGGCTCTACCAACAAGAGCGCTGGACGGAGTTCCAGGCCGAAATCCAGGCCCAGATCGACGGCTACGCGAAGAAGGCGGGCCAGGCGGCCCTAGGGATGCAGAAGAACGGCTTCCTCCAGGGGTCGAAGGACGCGAAGGAACTGGTCGCCACGGCGGGGGTCCAGACCGGCTTCAAGATGCTTCCCACGTCGGCCTTCGACGCGATGGTAGGCGCCCTGACGGACAAGAGCCCCCTTCACGACCTGTTCGCGGCGATGGCCCCGAACGCGGTCCAGAAGGCGCGCGAAATCTTCGCGGTGGGGATCGCGGCCGGGGATCACCCCACGGTGATCGCGAAGCGGTTCCAGGACGAACTGACGACCACGAAGCAAAGGTCCGTCCTGATCGCCCGAACGGAGTCGGCCCGCGCCTACACGACGGCCCAGAAGGCGAACTACGAGGCCAATTCGGACGTGGTGGTGGCGAGTCGCTGGGTATCGGCCCGCGACTCCCGGACGTGCCCCCTTTGCTGGGCGAAGGACGGGACGATCATTCCCCACGGGGAACTGGTCGGCTTCCACCCCGGTTGCCGTTGCGCCCTGGCGCCCGTGGTCAAGTACCTGGACGTCGCGAGGAAGACCGGGGAAGAGGTCCTGGCCGAGCGGGAGGCGAACCAGCCGGGCTACGCGAAGGACGTTCTGGGACCGGCCCGGTACGAGCTTTGGAAGTCCGGGAAGATCGCGCTGAAAGACGTGGTTCAGGACGTGGACCACCCCCGATGGGGGCGCGGCGTCCGGGCGAAGACCCTGGCCCAGCTTCAGAAGGAGATCGAGGCGGGGGCGACCGGGAAGGCCCTCCCGTCGCTCAAGGGCATGGGCGGCCACGTCGCGGGGCCGCTTCCCGAAATTGACCTGAACGCGGCGAACCCGCTGTACCTGGCGAAGATCGCGGCCCAGCGGGAGGCCCTGGCGGCCCAGAAGGCGGCGGAAGCGGCGGCGCTGGCGGCCCAGAAGGCCGAAGCCGAGGCGAAGGAGGCGGCGGCCCTGGCGGAAGCCCAGGCGCTGGCGAAGGCGGCCCAGGAGGCGCTGGAGGCCCAGGCGAAGGCCGACGCGGCGGCCCTGGCGGCGCATCAGGAGTGGGAGGCGGCGAAGGCGGAAGCCGAAAAAGGCACCCCCTCTATTTGGGGCGTGAACCAGCCCGCGCCCCTCCCGAAGACCAAAAACGAGTACCTGGAATCGAGCATCCAGGCGATGGCCGCCGGAGTGGCGCCCCACCAGACGCCCGCCGACCTGGAGGCGGCGGCGAACGTCCTGTACCCGAAGGCGAAGGCCTGGGACCCGGACAAGCATATCGCGCCGAAGTACGCGAAGCACGGGGTCCCCACGGAGGCGCCCACGCCCCTCCAGGCGGCCCAGGCGGCCGTCCCCCAGCCCGTGGACGTGCTGGACCTGGAATCCCTCCTGGCCGTCGCGCCCCACCCGAACGCGAAGGCCACGGCGACCGACTACACGAAGGCCCTGATCAAGTCCCAGGCGGGGACCATCGAGCCCCAGGAAGTGGCGATCCTGGTGAAGCACTTCTTCCCGAAGTCTACGGCCAGCGCGGCGTCGGTCCTTCACCACTATGCGGCCCAGGACCTGACGCCTCCCGGCGGCTTCCCGGACGGCTTCGAGTACACGCCCGTCAAGAAGGCGGCCCCGAAGGCGAAGACGCCCGTGGAAACGACCGTCCACGCCCAGCCGGAGCCGATCCAGACGAAGCCCGCGCCGACCGTCGCGGAGACGATCCTGGGCGCGAAGCTGGCGACCCCGAACGCGAAGGGGTTCCTCTATGAGAACCAGACCGGCGGGAAGGGCGGGAGCAACCCCGGCGGCTTCTTTCTGGGCGCGGACGGGGTTCAGCGGTACGTCAAGTTCTACGGCGACCCCGGCCAGGCCTACTCCGAACACCTGTCGAACGAGGTCTACCGACTCCTGGGCCTGAAGGTCCCGACTTCGACCCTCTTCGAGCATGAAGGGCGGATCGCCTACGCGTCGGAGCTTCTTCCCGTGGAAGGCACGGTCGGCCAGAAGGGGCTGTCCCAGGAGGTCGCCCGCGCGATCCTGGACGGCTTCGCGGCCGACATTCTGACCGCGAACTGGGACGCGGTGGGGACCGGCCTGGATAACGTCGTCCTTCTGAAGGGCGGCGGGGTCGCGCGCATCGACGGCGGCGGAACGTTCCTGTACCGCGCCCAAGGATCGCCCAAGCCCGCCCACGCCCTGGACCAGATCGCGGAGTGGGAAGGCTTCGCGCCGGGCGGGATCAATCACTACTACGGGTCGGTTTTCACGAAGGCGGGCTACGACAAGGCCGAAGACGTTCCCACCCTGAAGGCCCAGGTCGCGGCCATCCAGGCCCTACGCAAGAAGCTGCGCGGCTGGGAGGCGTTCGTGAAGGCGTCCACGCCGGGGCTGGACCCGCTGAAGCAACAGCGGATAGCCGACATGATGGAGGCCCGGACGGACCTTCTGGCCCAGAAGGCGGCGGCCATCGGGAAGGCCCCGAAGCCCGCGAAGCCGGTGAAGGTCCCGAAGGGCGGCCTGGACCCCAAGAAGGTCAAGCCGCGCCAGCTTTCGTCCGAGGACGGACGCAAGAAGCGGCGCGAACTGTACGGCGACGTCTACAAGAGTTTCACGACGACCGAAAAGGCGGCCCTGAGCGCCTACAAGGGCAATTCGCACTACGGCGCCATGAACAAGTTCCTTCGGGGCGGCACGAAGTCGATCACCCCCGAGCGGAAGGGCTTTATCGAGCAAATTCGGTCCATGTTCCGAAAGTCGGTCGGATTCGATGAAGACATTCAGCTATATCGGGGCGTGGGCTATGAAGCGTGGTGGAGCCTCCAGCCGGGCGACGAAGGGACGATCCTGACGGACCATTCGTTCCTGTCCACGGCGAACGTCGAGGACATTTCCCGGCACTTCGCGACGTCCTACGGCCTCTCCGGCGACCCGTACCACCCCGTCCTTCTTCGGATCAAGGCGCCGCGCGGCCTGGTGGCGATCCCGTCGAACGACCCCCAGGGCTACGACGGCGAACACGAGTTCATCCTTGACCACGCCAATTACCGCGTGGTCAAGGTCACGAAAGAGGACGTATCGGGTGGGCGAACCCTGACGATCCTGGAAGTCGAGCTTCTGGAATCCAAGGAAGGGCAAACCGAATGGCAGAGAAGAATCAAGTAAACGGCCTCCCCATGACCCCGGCCATGCGGTCCAAAGAGGACACGGCGGCCGGGATGGGGGTCAGTCAGTGCGCCACCTGCCAACACAAGTGGCCCGGTTCGGCCCGATGCTGGGCCTTCCCCGGCGGCATTCCCGAAACGATCCTGAAAAACGAAACCGTCCACGACGCGCCCTTCCCCCATCTTCACCAGGAGGGGAGCGTCGTCTGGACGAAGCGGCGGCCGGACTGGCCCGAGGGCGTCCTAATGGACGATCCGAGCGACCCAGGGGCCTAGGCGGGCCTCTTCCACCGTGTCGAGCGTCACCAGGCCGCCGTAGGCGCCTTCGAGGTCGGTTCTGTCCATCTGGCCTTCGGTGTATTCGTGCTGGGCCAGGAGGACGGCCTGGCGGGTGGTCACGTCGAACATGGTCCCGGCCTGGCCCGTTTCGGCGTTGTTGAACTCGATAAGATTCGGCATAGGACCTTTATACCAGTTCTGGAAGATAGGCCCAGGACTTCGGGAAATCCGCAAACGTCGGTAAAAATATGTGATACACTGTTATACAATTATGTGGGTCTTCCAGAACAAGAGTTTCGTTTCCGTCGTCGCGCATCGGACCCAGAAGGACCGACTCCTGGTCCGGTCGCGGGTGGAAGGCGACATTCAGCGCGCCGTCCCCGTCGCCCAGGTCTTCGAGGACCTGAACGCGGACTACCGATACCGCGCCGTCGTCACCCGAGCCCAGTTCAAAAAGGCCATGAACGACGCGGTGGACCGGATCGACTACGCCAACTTCAAGGGGTCTATCGGGATCAAGAAGAAGGAAGACCGGGATCGGCACGACGCCTATATGGGCGTCTGGTCCGTCATGGCCTCCTGGTATGGCGCCTACGTCGGCCGCCGGACCAGCGCCCTCTTCGATGAATCGGACTACGGCCCCGAAACCGGCGAGGACGCGGACGTGTCGGCCTACCTGGAGGGAGAGCGCTACGACGAGCTTCCCCGCGTAGGCGATATCTTCCCCGGCTGGGAGCGGCCGAAGCGCTGAACCGTCCCTGAAGCGGCCCACCGGCCCCGACCCCCGAAAGGAGGCCGGGGCCTTTTCGCGTATGAGGGCGCGCGATGCCCAGACAACTCTCCCACGGCGCGATCCGTGACCTATTGGGGACCGCGCTGAACCAGACCACGGGGGGCGGCGCGTTCGCCTACGTGCGGGACGTTTTCCCGGCCTCCGTGGTCTACGACCTGGAGCCTTCCGGCCCTGGGCCGGGGAAGGTCCAGACCCTCCAGCGCGCCTACTCTATCGACGCGAAGACCCTGGCCGTGACGCTGGGCGATGCCGAGCCCGTCCAGGAGGTCCGAACCTGGGAGCCCGTCAGCCCGGCCGCCTTCAGCCTGGACGACGCCCCGGCCCTCCAGGGCGCCTTCGTGGTCCGGCGCGGGATCGTGTTCCGCACGGGCGACTACCCGGACAAGGACTTCAGCATGGACTGGGCGGAAGCCGACGCGGAAATCTCGCGGCTGAAGACGGCCCCGTTCGCGGCCAGCTTCGCGGACGAAGGCCTGGTCCCGAACGGCTTCGTCCCGAACGACCTGGAACACCGGCCCACCGTGTTCAGCCGTCCCGGAAAGCGCCTCCTGGGTCACGCGACGATCACCCACCGCGACGGGGACGCCCTGTTCGGGGAGGTCCATATCCCGGCCGCCCTCGCGGACCTGATCGGGGACGACGAGCCCCTGAAGGTGTCCGCGACCTTCGACCGCGCGACGAAGCGGCTGGTCGGTATGGCCCTTTGCCTGAATCCGCGAATCGAGGACGCGGCGGTGTTCGCGGCGTTCAGCGAGGACGCCCCGACCGTCCCGGAGAAACCGCGTAAGGGGACCCCGATGAAGACCGAAAAGCCTTCGCTTATCCAGCGGGTCCTGGCGAAGTTCAGCGGCGCTTCGGAGGCCGAACTGGAGGAAATCCTGAAGGACGAAGACCAGCCCGAAACCCCGAAGCCGGACGCGGAGAAGACCCCGACGACCCCCGATCCCGCCCTGGCGGCGGCCCAGGCCGAAGTCGCGCGCCTCCAGGCTCTGGTGGACGCGAAGACGGACGACCAGGCGGCCACGGCCCAGGCCCGCGTGAAGGACGCGGCCACGGCGTTCGCTCTGGACGCGATCACTCGCGGAAAGGCGTTCCCGACCGAACAGGAGGCCCTGGAGGCCGCGTTCACCGAGTTCGCGACCGGAGCGGGCGGCGTCGTCGGCTTCACGGACGGCGGCGACGTTGCGGATACGCCCGGCCTGAAGACCTTCAAGGCCAGCGTCGAGGCCCGCGTCACCCGCGACTTCAGCGCCGAGCTTCTGACCGGCGGCAGTAAGGCCCTTTTCGCCATGAACGGCGCCGTCCCTCCCACGAAGGCGGCCCCCGGACCCATCGACACCGCTGGCGTGTACGCCCGCATCAACGGCCAGGAGAACAAGTAAATGCCCCAGAACCTAACGGAAGGACTCTACACCGGCGAGTCCCTTGTCAGCGCGCCCCTTGGGGCCATGTCCTACGAGAAGATCACCGTCGCCAACGGTCAGAAGCTGGGCGCCAACCGCGTCCTGGGCCAGATCACGGCGACCGGCAAGTACGTCGCGGTGAACCCGGCGGCGGCTGACGGTTCCCAGACCGCGAAGCGCATCCTTCGCGCGGCGGCCGACGCCACGGCGGGCGACGTGGCGGCCATCGCCTTCGCCAACTGGGTCGAGGTCAACGCGTCGGAACTGGACTGGGGCACGTTGAACGCGGGTCAGATCGCGACGGCGAAAGCCCAGCTTCAGGCCGCGACGATCTTCGTCCGGGAGGCCGTCTAAGCCCCTTCGGGGGCTTAGCGTAAGGGGAACCCAAGGAACCCGAGAGAACAATGCCTGAACTTATTTCCAACCTTTTCAGCGGCGAAGCCTGGTCCATGATGACCATGACCCAGGCTATCAACACCATGCCTTTCGTGCCGGGTCGTATCGGCCAGATGGGACTCTTCGAGGCGGCTGGCGTGGCGACGAACCATATCCAGATCGAGGAGGAGAACGGCGTTCTTTCCCTGATCCCGTCCAAGGCGCGCGGCGAGGCCCCGACCCAGAACGCGCACGGCAAGCGCAAGATGCGGTACCTGGGAATCCCGCACTTCCCCCTGGCCGACACCCTTATGGCGACCGAGGTCCAGGGCGTCCGCGTCCTGGGCGGTACGGAGCTTCAGGGCTGGGAGGCCGAGCGCGACAAGCGGCTGGCTTCGATGGCCGCCAAGCACGACGCGACGCTGGAGTACGGCAAGCTGGGCGCGATCAAGGGCCGCGTTCTGGACGCGGACGGCGTGACGGTCCTTTACGACCTGTTCGCGGAGTTCGGCGTGAACCAGACCACGGTGGACTTCCTCTTCGGGACCACGACCGGTTCCGGTCGCCTGAAGAAGCTGGTCCTGGGCATCAAGCGCACCATCGAAGGCGCGCTTCAGAACGGCGTCTACAGCCAAATCCGCGCCGTCTGCGGCAAGAACTGGTTCGACGCCTTCACGACCCATCCCGAGGTCGTGGACGCCTACAACCTCTGGCTTGACGGCCAGTACAAGCGCGACGACCAGCGCAAGGGCTTCGAGATTTGGGGCGTCGTGTTCGAGGAGTACGTCGGGGCCATCGGCGGCACCCCGTTCGTGGCCGATGCCGAATGCCACTTCTTCCCGACCGGCGTGAACGGCCTCTACAAGACGTGGTTCGGCCCTGGGAACTTCCTGGAGAGCGCCAACACCATCGGCCTTCCGCGCTACGCGAAGTCCGAGCCGATGAAGTGGAACCGTGGCGTGGAACTCCTGACGGAATCCAACCCGATCCACCTTTGCACGAAGCCCAGCGTTCTCGTCAAGGGCACTTCGTCTACCTTCTAAGGCCTTCGGGCCTGAAGACCCTACGGGCCGCGACTACCTTCGGGGGTCGCGGCCCTTTGGCCGTAAGGGGCCTTCGACATGACCCCGACCGAATACCTGGCCCATCGTTCCGCCCTGACCGGTCGCCCCCCGAAGATCGCGGTCCACAACGGGCGCACGGCCGGGACGCTGGACGAACTGGACTTCATCGCCCGCGCGGAAGGCATGGACCCGGCGGAAATGGACGGCGCCGAGCCCGTGGAGGCCCAGGCGATCCCGGCCCCGACGCCCCAGGTCGTCCTGACGCCCGCCGTGGTCCAGGAGAACGTCCCGGCGACCCCGACCCCTACCGACAGCGCCCCCGCGACCCAGACCGCGCCCGTGGGCGATCCTGGCGCCAAGGAGGACCCTTCGCCCGCGACGGTCCCGGCGATCGTGGCCGACGCGGAGCCCGACGACGACCTGAAGGGGAAGACCGTCCAGGACCTGAAGGGGCTGGCCCTCTCCCTGGGCATCGTCCCGCTTCCCGAGCGGAAAGACGACATAAAGGCGGCGATCCGCGCCAAGCGCCAGGAGGCGGCGGCCTAATTGGCGTACACCTACGACCCGACCGGCCTGAAGGGGAGCCCCCTCTTCAGGGCGCGCTACCAGCTAGGCGACAAAGGCCAGCTTAAAGACGAGAGCGGCGCCCAGGTCTGGCTTAGCCAGGACGAGGAACTGACGGCCCTGATCGACCTTTTCGGATACTCCGAGGGCGTGGCCCAGGCGGCCGACGCGCTGGCGATCCAGTTCGCCCAGGAGCCCACGGAGTACAAGGACGAACAGGGCGTCACGGTCAAATGGTCGGATCGGATCGCGACCTGGCGGGCGCTGGCGGCCCAGCTTCGCGCGCCCACGTCCGTCGCGACGGCCACGCCCACCGGCGGCGGCTACCGTTCCGGCGTGACCCGTGGCCCGGATATGCGGGGGTTCCGGTAGTGCGGCTACTCGCGGCGACCGTGGCGGCCGTCCAGGCGGCGTCCCGGCGCACGAAGGAAGCCTGGTTCCGGTTCGCCCAGGCCCCCGTCCCCGGCCCCTGGGGGTCTACGACGGAGTGGACGAAGGACGCGCCCCTGGTGGGCAACCTGACCGGCCTGGACGCCTCCGAGGTCCCCCAGGACGCGGTGGTGGGCAACCGGCGCACGTTCGTCTTCGCCTGGGTCGGCCCGGACCTGAAGGCGGGCGACCGGATCGGGCGGGACGCCCCGGCCTTCGAGGTCGTGGCCCTCCTGGAGAGCCCCAGCGACGGGCGTTCCACGCGGCGCGTGGTCGTGGCGATGGGCCACGCCCCGGAGGCCCCTTAATGGAGGTCTTCGTGGCGCTGGAGGTCATGCTGGCGGCCCTTCGGGGCCAGGCCGACCTGAAGGGGCTGTCCATCGAACCCGTCGTCGGCGCGAACCTCCCCCACGGGATCAGCGTCCGGCACGTCGGCCCCGGCGCGGACGACAAGGTTCAACCCCTGGAAACCCTCATGTCGAGGCTGACGTTCTACGTCGTCCTGGCCCTTCCGGGGAACGCCATGTCCCTCCAGGCGGCGACCTACCTGCGGGCGATCCACGGCGCGCTGGAGGGCCTTCGCGGCGCGGCCCCCGTCGCGGGCGGGAAGGTCTACATCTGCGAACGGACGGGGCCGATCTACTACCAGGCGCCGGGACCGGACGGCATGGCCTGGCAGTTCGCGGGCGGGGCCTACGACGTGGACGCGCGGGTGGACGGGTGAGCGAACACGTCAACTTCGTGGACCGCTTCAACGCGGCCAACGAGGCCATAGCGGAGGGCGTCCGGGAGGGACTGAAGGCCTACGCGTTCGCGATCCAGGAGGAGGCGATCGAGAAGATCACGGACGAAAACCTGGTGGACACCGGCGCGCTTCGGCGGTCGGTGTTCGTCCAGGCCCACGGTCTGGACACGAGGGCGGAGGCCCTGGCGGCGGCGATGGCGCTGGCGTCCGGCCTCGGCGCGAAGTCGAAGCGGCCCCACGGTCCTTTCCAGGCGGCGGCCCCCGGAAAGCCCATCGAGGCGGACTACCAGGCGAAGGTCGGCGTCTGCGTGAACTACGGGATTTACCTTGAAATGGGCACGGTCCATATGGCCGCGCGGCCCTTCCTGAAACCGGCGGCGAACACCGTCCAGGCGAAGGCGAAGGACCTGATCGGGAAGTACGTGTCCGAAAAACTCCGTAAGGCGGGACCTTAGTCATGCCTTACGAAATCAAGAATCCGAACGCCGTGACCCAGGCGGGCGGGGCGAACTGGCAGAACCCGATCAACGCCCTGGGCGCCGACGCCAGCGCCTACGCGGTGAACGCCGTTTCGGGAGACGGCGGGTACCTCGTCTTCGCCTTCCCGCTGGGCGCGATCCCGGCGAACGCTCTGATTACGGGAATCCGGGTCGAACTGACGGCGGTCGGCCAGTATTCCAACACGGCGGCGCCCGTCGTCGTGGACGCGAACGGGAACCCGAAGCCCCGGACCCTGACCATCGAGGTTTCCAAGGACGGCGCGACGTGGGCGCCGAACGTCCAGCGGACCCTGAACCTGCCGAACCAGCTAGGGTTCACGACCTACACCGTGGGCGGCCAGTTCGACCTTTGGGGCCAGTCCTGGGCGGCCGGGGAAGTGAACGGGACGAACCTGCGGGTTCGCGTAAGGAGGCCCATCGGTCTGAGCGACGAGGACACCGGCGGCTACCGCACGGTGGAATCCGTCGTCGTGACGGCCTTTTACACGACCATGCCAGGAACCACCCAGGCCGACCGGCCAGCAAAGCTAACCCAGTATCTCCTGGGTCGAGAGTCGATTCCCGGAACCCGCGTTCCGGCCACCTTCCGCGTTCGGTCGTGGAAGTTCGAGCCCCAGCCCCAGATCGAGACGGAGGAGGTTCCCGATTACGGGTCCATCCTGGAGGGCGACGAGGTTCTGACCTACGAGGCGTCGGAAGTGTCCTTCGACGGGTACCCGACCTTCGATGAACCCATTCCGATCCTGGAATCCCTGATCGGGAAGGCCGTCGTCGCCCAGCTTGCGGCGGGCGTCTACCGGTGGGAGTTCAACCTGGAGGCCCGTTCGCGCGCCAACGTCCAGACCCTTTCCGGCGAGGTCGGGGATACGAGCATCGCGGAGCGGGTCGCCTACATGATCGCCACGGAGTTCCAGCTTTCCACGAAGAAGAAGGAACACGGAATGTCCGGCAAGTTCATGGCCCAGGCCATCGACGACTCCAGCCCGATCAGCCAGCCGAACGTGGCCGACGTTCAGTCCCTGGCCTTGAACGGCGCGACGGCCGTGACGCTTCGGTACAAGGGCGCCCAGACGGCCAGCGTGGCGACCCCGAATGCGGGGACCCTCCAGACGGCCCTCCAGGGCCTGTCCACGGTGGGCGCGGGCAACATGACGGTTTCCGGGACCGGCCCCTTCGTGCTGACGGGAGCGGGCGCCCTGGCGGGCCAGACGCTGGCGCTGGTCGAGGTCGTGGCGGCGACCGGCGGGACCCCGACCGTGACCCACACCACGGTGGGCGGGCTGGCCCAGTACGCGGGGATCGCGATGGAGCCGGGCAACTGGGCGATGTACTACACGTCCAACCTTGCCGACCTGGGCACGACGGCCACGAAGTTCACGCGCCTTCGGGGCTGTGACCTGACCATCGGGAACCGCTTCCAGGGAGAGGCCTTTATGGACCCGGCCCAGGGCAAGGGTTGGGGCGTGGCGATCGAGGACGTGATGAACGTGGGCGCGAAGTTCGTGGTCCAGGCCGACAAGAACGCCAGCCAGCTAACGGCCGACCTTCGCAACCGCGCGGCGAAGTACGTCCGACTGGAGAACGTCGGCCTTCCGATCGGGGCGACCGGCTACAGCTACACCTGCCAGATCGACATGGCCGCGAAGGTCCGCGTCCTGGGCAACTACTCCGAGGACGGCGTGATCCGGGCGCGGGAGTTCGAGCTGAAGGCCCGCCAGGATTCGGCCTGGGGCCGCGCGCTTCGCATCGTCCTGATCAACGACGTCCCGCCCTACTAAGGCGGGCGCGTCGTCCAGGCATCGGGCCGGGACCCTTCGGGGTTTCCGGCCCTTTTCGTATGGGACCAGGATGGAAATTGACGACCTTTTGTCGGATCGCGTAGCAATCGAGATCCCGAACCCCAAGGGCGGCGCGGGCCTGGTCGCTTCGTGCAACCCGGAAGCCGTCACGATGAAGATTCAGCGCCAGATCATGGCCCTGGACGGCAAGTCGGACGACCTGGACGCGTCGTACCTCATGCTGAAGGCGCTGGACGTTGACTGGAACCTGACGAAGAACGGGAAGACGGTCCTGATCGTGCCGACCCTCCCGGCGAACGCGAAGGCGGCCATCGACGCGGCGACCCCCGAAGGCCAGGACCCGGACTATCCCCCGACCCTGGAGGACGTGAGCGCGAAGGCCCTGGCGATGATCCTTCAGGCCCTGACGGAAGCGGCCCGCCCAAAAGAGCCGAGCGGTACCGCAATCTAGTCTCCTGGCTGGCGTTCGGGGACAAGTTCGACGGCGAACCCGACCCCGACGATACGCTGGTCCAGGTCGCGCGGTACCTGGGGGTCGCCCCGTGGGAACTGGAGAACGCCCCCGAAAAGTGGTTCTGGATCGGGCTGGACTCGATGAACGCCCGGCACGACGCGAAGGCCCGGCGTAGGGAGTACGGGACCCAGGCCGAAAGCCTGAAGGACCTGAACCCCGACGAGGAGGAAGACCCCTGGTAGACCGGGGTCTTCGCCCTTTCAGGCCCTCCCGTATGGGGGCCGGTGACGGTCGCGGAACTCGAAATCATTGTTACCGCCCGCCTGGACGAGCTAAACGCCAAGCTGTCCGAGGCCAAGGGCATCGCGAAGAAGGGCGGATCGGAAGCGGGGCGCGAACTCGCCCAGTCCCTGGCGTCCGGCTTCGGCCAGGCGATCGGGAACTTCAGCGTCCAGGGGGCCATCGACGGCGTAAAGTCGCTCCTGAAGGGGATGGTGTCGGGGAACTCCGAAATGGAGGGCTACACGACCCAGTTCAAGGTCCTTCTTGGCACCGTGACCGAAGCCAAGGGGCGTATGGCGGAACTCGCGAAGTTCGCGGCCGTCACCCCCTTCGAGCTACCCGAGGTCGTTTCCGCCTCCAAGCAACTCCAGGTTATGGGCGGGACCGCGCTGGCGACCGGCCAGACCCTGAAGATGGTGGGCGACATGGCGTCGGCCTCCGGCGCGGGATACCAGGAGGTCGCCACCTGGGTCGGTCGCCTGTACTCCAACCTCCAGGCCGGGAAGCCCTTCGGGGAGGCCACCCAGCGCCTCCAGGAACTGGGCCTGATCAGCGGCCAGACCCGGAACCAGATGGAAGACCTGGCGAAGAAGGGCGGGAAGGCGGCCGACGTCTGGGATATCTTCACGAAGGCCAGCCAGCGGTTTAACGGCATGATGGACGAACAGTCCAAGACGCTGGAGGGCCTGGTATCGACGCTGAAGGACGACTTCGCGGCGACCCTTCGGGAGGTCGGCGCCCCCGTATTCGACAAGGTGAAGGAAGGTGTCAAAGGCCTGATCGGCGTCTTCGAGAAGCCCGAGTTCAAGGGCGCGGCGAAGACCCTGGCGGCCATCGTCGCGGGTGTGGTCGGCGTCGTCGGCGCGGTCGCGGGGCTGGCGGCCGGGATCATGGCCTGGGGGAAGGTCGCGGCGGCCTTCGAGATGGTTTCCGGCGCGGTCGGCGGCCTGTCCGGCGTCCTGACGGCCCTTTCCGGCCCCGTGGGCTGGGTGATCGCGGCGGCGGCCCTGATCTACGCGGCGTGGAAGACGAACTTCCTGGGAATCCGCGACTTCGTGGGGAAGGTCGTCCAGGAGATCGTGGGCTGGTGGCAGGACAACCTTCCGCTTATCCAGCGGACGACGGCGACGGTCCTGACGTGGGTGAAGAACGCCTGGGCGACCCTGGCGCCGCACCTGAAGCGGGTCTGGGACGTGATCGTGTCCGTGGTCAATATCGCCTGGCAGGTCATTTCGGGGATCGTCCAGACGGCCCTCCGGCTGGTCGGCGGGATCATTTCCACCGTCATGCTGGCGATCAACGGCCGATGGGCCGACGCGTGGACCATGCTGAAGCTGACGTGCGTCCGCGTGTTCGCCACGATCGCGGCGACCACCGTCCGAACGCTGGCGGCGGTCCTGAACTACGTGGACAAGTTCGCGGATACCGTCGCGGGCGTGTTCGGCCAGCAGTTTACGGGGCTTGACGGAGCCCAGAAGGGCCTGGAGGGCTACGCGAAGGGCTGGGACATGGTGGGCGATGCCGCCGGGAACGCCCAGGGCGCGATCAGCAAGTCCGTGAAGGGCTTCCCGAACCTCAACCCGATCAAGGGCAAACTGGGCGGTAAGTCCATCGACGTGGGCTTCCCGAAGGACCCGAACCCGAGGGCGGGCCTGGAGGGGATCAACATGGGCGGCGGGGACAAGGGCGGCAAGTCGAGCAAGCCGAAGGAAACCCAGGAACAGAAGGACCTTAACGCCCAGATCAAGGAGTACCAGACCATGATCCAGGGCCTTCGCCGGGACCTTCGTCTGAAGGGGGACGCCACGGCGTCGGCCACCCTCCAGGACAAGCTGTCCCACGGCGAGGTCCTGAAGGGCGCGGCGGCCTACGCCCAGAAGGCCCTAGGCCTGACGCGGGACAAGGAGGCGATGGACAAGAGCCTGGAGTCCCAGCGCCGCCTGAAGGACTCCCTGGCCGACCTTCAGAAGCAACTCCGGGCGACGACCCTGACCGACCCGAAGGACGCCCTGGCGTTCCAGGAGTTCGGGAAGACGTTCGCGCAACTGACCGACCCGAAGAACCGCGCGGCCATCGAGGCGACCGTCAAGGCGAAGGCCGATCTTCTGGCCTCCGAGGCCACCCAGACGGCGGTCCAGAACGCGAAGTCCCTGAACGCCCAGCTTATGCAGGAAATCGACCTTTGGGGCCAGACGACGCGCGTGAAACAGGCGTCCCTGGAACTGTCGAAGGAAGAGTACAAGAACGTCCCGGCGTGGCTGAAACAGGCGATCATGGCCCACGCGACGTACCTGGACCAACTGAAGAACGAAGCCGACCTTCACGAAAAGGCCCAGAAGTCCTGGGACGACTCGATGGAGGCGATGGAAAAGACCTTCGCATGGCTGGACGATCAGGCGTCGAAGCCCCTGAAGGCCTGGAAGGACGACATGGCCGAGCTTGCGAAGCGGCTGGAGGAGTTCAAGCCCAAGGCCGAGGGGATGGCCGACGCGATGGCCCGCCTGACGAAGAAGTACGGCGGCGGCGACACGGGCGCCCAGCGCGCGAAGGACTTCCTGGACGCCCAGAAGAACCTGGACGACCAAAGGGTGAAGTTCGAGCAGATCGCGAAGCTGAAGGACTCGCTCCAGGAGGGCTTCATGGATATGTTCGACCGGCTATGGAAGGACGGCTTTTCCAACTTCTTCGGGAACGTGGTCGGCGGATTCCGAAGCATGGTCGCCCAGATCGCCCAGGAATGGATCAAATCCCAGGTCGCGGGCCTGGTCAGTCGAGGCCTGACGGCGATCTTCAGCGGCACCGGCGGCGCGAAGGGCCTCCTGGGCCGGGCGGTCGGCGGCCCGGTGAACGGCGGCCAGCCGTACGTGGTCGGGGAGAACGGGCCGGAACTGTTCGTCCCGAACGGCGGCGGGAGCATTCGGACGAACGCGGCGACGAAGGGGATGGGCGGAACCACGATCAACCTTCACGTTTCCGGCGTCCGGGACGCCGGGAGCTTCCTCCAGTCCGAAAGCCAGATCAACGCCATGCTCTGGCGGGCCGGGTCGGCGGCGGCCCAGGCGACCGGGTAGGCCCGGAAAGGGCGTCCCATCGCGACCGTAAGCGATGGGATGCCCACCACTTCGACTTCGGAGCAACCCACGACCGGGACCCCCGTAACGAACACCGGGACGACCACCGGTACCACCACGGGGACCACTACCGGGACGGGCGTGACGACCCCGACCGGCCCCACGACGCCAACGGACGGCACGGGCGGAACGGGAGGCACCGGAGGGGCGGGATCGACCGGCGGCGCGTCGGACTACCTGGGCTTTGACGACGTGCGCTTCCCGACCGACATTTCCAGGGGCGTCACGGGCGGCCCGAGCTTCAAGACGACGATCCTTCCGACCCCCGGCGGGCGCGAACAGCGGCATATCGAGTGGGACGAATCCCTGTCGAAGTGGTCCGTCACCCTTCGGGTCTGGAGCCAGGACCGGCTGGACGCCCTCCTGGCCTTTTTCTACGCCCGCATGGGCCGGGGGTACGGGTTCCGGTTCAAGGACTGGACGGACTACTTCGTGGGCTACGACCGGGCGACCGGCGGCGTCCTGGTCCCGAACCCCGCGAAGGCGTCGGCGGTCGGCGCGGGCGACGGCGCCAGGAAGGTCTTCCAACTCGTCAAGAGCTACGTTTCAGGCCCCCGGACCTACGTTCGTCCGATCACGAAGCCCGTCGTCGGCACAGTGAAGGTCTACTTCGGGACGACCGAACAGACGAGCGGCTGGACCCTGGACGCGTCCACCGGCCTTCTGACGTTCGCCACGGCGCCGCCTTCGGGGACCGTGGTCCGATGCGCCTTCGAGTTCGACATACCGGCGCGCTTCGACGTGGACGAAATGGCCCTGAACATGGCGATGATCGAGAGCGGCGCCTGGCCGTCCATCGCTATCGTGGGCCTGAAGCCGTGACGAACGACCCACGGGCGGGATGGGGCGGCGCCATAATGGGTCTGACGATGCACCGCGCCCCCTTCGCCCTCCTGGCCCTTCTGGCCTTCGGTTGCGCCCCGCTGGACAAAGAGACGGCCCAGGCCACAAAGGCCCCGCAAACGGGCGCCCAGGCCGTGGAATCGTCAAGCCCCGAATACACCGGGGAGGCGTCGGCGGCCTACATGATGGCGCGGCGCTACGTCCAGGAGAGGATCGCGGCGTCCAAGACGGACGACCTGGCCGCCTGGAGCCTTCCCGAGTCGTCTTCAGGGGCGAAGATCGTCCAGGACGAGAAAGACCCCCATCTTTATCAGGTCGCCCTGAAGGGCAAAAAGGGCAACCTGACACGGACCTGGAAAGTCACCCTTCGGAACGCTGGCGGCGTTTGGAAGCGACTCCAGGTCGAGTAGGGGCGACCCTGCGTTCCATCGCGTGTTCCATCCGGCGGCGGGGTCGTTCTCTTTCGGGAGGCGGCCCCGTTCGTCGTACGGGGTCCCATGCGATCCGTTCCCGCGCCCCTGGCCGACCATATCCAGGGCGGCGCGCTGACCCTGGCGACCCTGGTCCTGATCACGCGGACGGACGGCGTGACGATGGGCTTCACGGATCGGGACGCGGACCTGTCGTACCTGGGTCAGACCTACCACGCGGCGGAAGGCATCGGGACGACGGCCATCCAGTCGAAGACGGGTACCGGCGTGGACAACATGGACGTTTCGGGCCTGATCACGTCCGACCGGATCACGGAGGACGACCTGGACGCGGGGCGCTACGACGGCGCGCGGATCGAAGTGCGGCTGGTCAATCGGGCCTACGCGAAGGCCAATCCGAACGTGGCGTCCCACGCCCTTCTTCTTGTCGGCTACCTGGGCGGCGTCGAGGTCGTGGACGGCCGTTTCAGCGTGACGGTAAAGAGCCTTTCCGACCGATTGAAGCAGGTTATCGGGGACACCCTTTCCCCGACGTGCCGCTGTCGATGCCTGGGCGATCTTCAGTGTAAGGTCGTCCTGACGGGGAACACCCTCCAGGGCGTCCCGATCCGCGCCACGGCCAGCGTGTCGAGCGTTTCAGGCCCCACGTCCTTCGTGGTCAATGGGTCGGCGCCGAGCGGCCACTACACGCGCGGGACGGTCCAGTTCCTGACCGGCGCGAACGCGGGGCTTCGCCGGGACGTGAAGACCCACGGCGCGGGCGGCGCGATCGCCCTTCGGACGGCCTTCCCGTTCCCGGTCGCGGCGGGCGACCAAGCCGTCTTCGTGGCGGGTTGCGACAAGACGTTCGCGACGTGCGACGTGAAGTTCGGGAACGCGAACAACTTCCACGGTGAACAGGAAATCCCGACCAACGACAAGACTTCCCAGATCGGCCGCTGACCGTAAAGGGCGGCATGATCGAGTGGCCGCCCCTTGCGCCTGAAGCCATCGTCGCGAAGGCGCGCGAATACATCGGGACCCCGTACAAGCACGATGCCCGCCTGAAGGGCCTGGGCGTCGATTGCGCGGGCCTGGTCGCCTGTACCCTGTCCGACCTGGGCGTTCCCGTCCAGGACCGTCGCGGCTACGGCTTCGACGCG